TTATAAGGCTAGTATCCAGGTCTGTCTCTCATACCCACCATGCCTGGATACTAGTCCTTTTTTTCATTTTATGATGTATAATTGATATACTATGGCATCACTTTATGAACCCTCAACCTTTGGCTCAGACCCAGCCATTATCAAGTGGCAGGTCGTCCGTGGCGACACAGCCCAAGTTCGCATAGAATTCGTGGAAGCAGACGAAACCACACCTATAGACACTTCTACGTGGACCTACATTGCAAGTGCATATGATCCAAGGCTTGATACTATTGATGAGCTTGATGTCGCACCAGGAAATGGATTTGTAGTTGTAACAGCGTCTGCAGATACAACAAAATTATGGGGTGCAGGATATGGTTCTGTTATTGCAGAACTACTATTTGACCTTCAGGTTACAAAGCAGGATGGAACTATTTGGACACCAGTACTTGGTAACATCGTAGTTCTTGGTGATGTCACATACGGAGGAAGTTTATGACAGTAATTAAGATTGTCCCTATGCCAGGAAGTCCAGGGCCACAGGGAGAGCGTGGAGAGCGTGGATTGCAAGGTAATCCAGGAGAAAATGGACTAGCAGGTGCATCTGCATATCAGATAGCAGTTGGAAATGGATTCTCAGGATCAGAAGCACAGTGGATTGCTTCACTTGTTGGTCCAAAGGGTGATAAGGGAGATACTGGCAACGCTGGAAGTCCTGGATTGACTGGTGCATCAGCTTATCAGATTGCTATTTCAAATGGTTTTTCAGGATCAGAAGCAGAATGGCTAGAATCTCTAAAGGCTAGCCAGACATCTGGAACATACACACCAGTTCTTTCTGGTACTGGCTTGACGGTAACAAATAATCAAGCAACAGGACATTACACAGTAATCAACAACATAGTTTTCTTTAGAATCAACGTTCCACTTACATATGTTTCTAATTTTGGAACTGGTGCTTATAGCTTATCTCTACCTTTTGCTCCTGCTGCAGATTTTATTGTTCGTGACGGAGTCATTAACGACGGTTCAACATCAACCAAGTACACATTGAGTCTACACGGAACTGCCTCAAATACATCTGCAAGCCTAAAGTACACTGCAGGAAGCCAGTTCTACGATGTTGACTATAACTCACCTTTTGTGCTAGCTACAGGAGACACTTTTATTATTAGCGGAACATACGAGAGGCAGGCATAATGGCATATCCAGCAACATACGACATCAAGTACTACAGAGGAGATACTCTAGAATTTAGAATCTTCCCAAAGAATGCATCTGGTGCAGCCTTTGACCTAAGTACATTCAATACTGCAAAGTTTACACTAGCTGATGCTAGAGGTGACGGGGCGACAAGACTAAATGGTTTTGCTGAGATTAGAACAGATTCTACGAATAATCTTTCTTACATTATTTGTGCAATTCTTCCAGGTGTTGGAACACAGCTATCACCAGACACTCAATATGTTTATGACGTTGAGATATCTAAGGCTGGAACTCCATATCCATATGTTTATACTTTGGCTACTGGAACTGTAACAGTAACAGATCATGTTAGTGGTGCAATATAATGGCAGATGTGGCAAGCACAATATCATCTATTGATCTTAATGTTCTTAGTGGTCCAACTACGATTGAGCTAGCTGTTGACTATGGTCAGCGTGGAGATAGAGGTAGTCTAATTCTTTATGGACAGGGAAAGCCAGCCCTTGTGTCTTTGCCAACTACCCCAGCAGTTTATGACATGTACGTTAATCTGTTGCCTTCTGATGATCAGTATCAGTGGGTATATCAATACATTTCACAACCATCTGGCTATGGTTGGAAGCCATTATTTAAGCTAAATCCAAATACATACAGCGGAAATTCTATACTGTCTTTTGTAAATGGCTCATCTGAAATCTGGGTTCCAGTAGTTTCAGTAACTGGTGGAGATATTGTTACATCAAGCATCACTTCTGGAAGCTTTAATGTCCAACACACAGTTGTTGCACAAAATCCAGTAGCGTCTTCAGTTTCTATTGGAGACATTACACGATCGCCAGATGACATTCTGGCTCTGCCAATAACAATAAAGGCAGCAGAGTTTATTGGTGGCGAATGGGCACTGGTATCTGGAGAAAAACAAGTACACCTATTCATTACTATGGTATAATTTGGAGAGGGTGAAAAATGGCTGCACAAAACATTGATGGTACCGCTAATGGTACAGGTATTTACAACACAAAGGTTCCAGGATACGAAGATCCTGCAGACATTCAGGCTGCCCTGAAGCTTTTTCTTTATGGAGATGCCAACTTTAATGCAGCTGACCCTGCTAATGCTGTAAACCTTCCAACGCACTCTATTGCTAGATACATGAAGGCCATGCAGGATGAAATTGATACACTTCAATCTATTGGCATTGGCTCTTACTATGGAGCTGAGCCAACATCTCCAGTGGTTGGACATGTTTGGATGTCCTCAGAGGCATCGACATTGGTTCCAACAGCAGCTGTAGCTATTTATCAGGCCACTGAGCCTGTGTCTGGACTAACAAATGGACTACTCTGGATTGATTCAAGTGGTGCAACACCAGTATTGAAGGTTTATGACGGATCTACAAGCACATGGAAGGTGGTTGCATAATGGCAGATATTAATTCAGAAGCAAAAGTAGCTTATATTTTTGATGGTACAACTTGGAGACCTATCGCAGGTGCTGGAACAGTAAACCCATCAGCTGACTATCAATGGACTGGCGATCACTCATACTCTTCAGCTTCAACAGTAACTTTTGAAACTGTTGTAAAGGATAAAGCAGGTATAAATAACTTTTCAAACCCATCTGCTAGAGATGCTGCACTGCCATCTCCAGTTACTGGCTTGGTTGCTTTTGTTGCACAGGCTGCAGACGGATCAACTATTAACGACATACAGTTTTATGACGGAACAAGCTGGAGATCTTCAAATGACTCTGCAATTCTAAAGGTTCCAAGTGTATCTGCAAATGGTTACACTCTCGTCCCAGCAGACGCAGGTAACAGCCTTAGAATCTCTGAATCAACAGGAACAACAATCTACATTCCAGAAAATGCTTCAAACTCATTTAAGGTTGGTCAGAAGGTAGAGATTCTTAGAATGGGTACTGGAGATGTTCTTGTGGCACCACTTACTGGAAACGTAACTCTTAATAGCAAGAATGGAAACAGAAAGATTGCTGCACAATACTCTGGTGCCGTTCTTACCAAGATTGATACAAATTCCTGGCTACTTATCGGTGATTTGACGGCTTAGGGGTATAGATGCTAGGTTCATTTGGTTTATGGGCATCTTCCAAGGGAATGAGAGTAGTCTCAGACCTTGTTGGGATGACTCGTACAGATGCTACCGCTAAAATTATTGCAGATGGTCTTGTCCTTGGAACAGAGACCCCACAGCAATTTACAAATTCTGCAGATGAGTCTAAACACAATAAGATTGTAGATCAAACTCCAGATGCAGGAGTCCAGGCACCATATGAATCTGCTGTAGATGTTGTTTATGGTGTCTTTAGCTTTAGCGTATTTGGTGTATTTGGATTTGTTCCAGCATTTGGTGTGTTTGGATTTACGCCTACGTTTAACGTATTTAGCTTTACTGTTTTCAATGTATTTAGCTTTACACCATTTACCGTTTTTGGATTCTCATTCTCAGTATTTACCTTTACACCAACGTTTGCTGTGTTTGGATTCTCGTTTAGCGTATTCAGCTTTACTCCAACGTTCTCAGTATTTGGTTTTAGATAGAATCAATATATCTCACGTAAGAGATATCACTATAGTTTCCACCAAATCGCTTTATGTCGTCAATGGCTGTTCTTTTTCCAGGGGCAGGAGAGTGAATCATCTTGCCATTTCCAATGTATATACCAACGTGGTATGCCTTTGAACTATTTTCATAATGGAATGCAACAATATCCCCAAGAGCAGGTTCTGAGACTTTTTCTCCACCAAGTGCCTGAGCAGTTGCTCTATGTTCCAAGCTAATACCAAGTTGCTCATAGAACCACATGGTCAATCCAGAACAATCCCACCCAGATGGAGTGTGTCCAGAAAATACATATGATGTTTTATTTACATAGCTCTCTAGCTTGGATATTGCTTTAGATATCTTCTTTGCATTTGCAGCCTTTTCAGCTTTTTCAATGCTAGCTGCTAAAAGCTTTTGTGCTTTTACAGAATCATATTCTGTTACGTATTCGTAACGAACTGGATCTTCAGCTTTAGCTGGGGTTATAGAAGTTGTTAGTAAAAGTAGTGTAGATGTGGCAAAGCCAGCAATTTTAATAGTTTTATTCATAAAACTACCTCCTTATTTTTTATGTTGTTACGACCTCTGTCACAGGTCCTGGCAGACAATATTCTTTACAGCTGTAGCCTTGAATATACTTGTCTATAGTCTCTCACGATTGTCACGTTGTTGTCACTCTGCTTGATCATTTTTGCCTATATGAACAAAAAGTACCCCTAAAGGTACCATTAGATTATAACATGTTTTTGCCTATTTTTCAACACAAGTCTGGTATACTAGTCATATGGCAACTGGAAGATCAAATAACTACAACCTGCCGTTTCCACTAGCAGTAGATGCTGTAAACGTTCACGGTGACATAAAGAGTCTGACTGAAAGACTTGATGCCGTTCTACCTCAAGCATCATACGTAGACATTCCAGTAAAGAATGTTTCATCTGAACTTATTCCAGGCGGATACCCAGTTACAATTTCTGGACACGATGGAACAAACGTCTTGATTCAGAAAGCAACAGCATCAACAACTACATCAATCCTTGGACTAACAAGAAGTGATATTGATGTGTCTGGTTCTGGAGTTGTTGTTGTAGCTGGAGTGATTAATGGAATAAATACTACATCATATTCTCCAGGAGCAATCCTTTACGTTGCTCAAAATGGTGGATTGACTGCAACTTTAGACGGAAGCCAGGGTACAGCAATTGCTACAGTTGTATACCCAGCAGTAAATGGTGCAATAATTGTTGGATCAAAGTCCAATGCAACATGGGGATCGCTTAAAGCTGGTCTTTCATAATTTAATGATATAATAAAACTATGGCCGTTCTTCGTACAACAACTACTACTTCAACTCAAGCAGTAAATGATGCTGGTGAGATTGAGGTTGGAGCTACCCCACCAGTTATCAGGTGGACAGTCGTAAAGGGTGATTATGCATCCTTCAGATGCTATGTAGAAGACGATAGCGGAACCCCAATCGTCCCAGCGGACTATGTGATCAAGGCAGACTTTAGGCGTGGTTCAGAAAAGCTATTCCATGTGACACCAAGTCAAACAGAATTTGACAATGCTGGAGAGTTTACAGTAGTTCTTTTGCCAGCACAGTGCAAGCAGCTACAGACTGGTGATGTTTTTGACGTTCAGCTCTCCGATGCTGTCGTAGTTTGGACGGTATGCCGTGGAATTATGACTGTAATCGCAGAGGTAACTGATCTATAATGGCATCAACTACAATATCAGAATATCCATCCAATCTTTTTTTAGTACAAAAAACAATCAACCCAATAGCTGAGGTTGACAGTATAAATCATGTTAATTTTGTAAATGCTAAAAATGTAAACTATGTCTCAAGAATAGATGTAGTAGAGCATCTACCATTTAAAGTTAGATTTTCAGCAATAGGTTTAGACACCTATGATAGGTCAAGTCCTGCTGCAGTTGGCATAGCTATTATTGGCTACAGCAACTACATTCTTTAAAATGCTTAAATATACTGTATAATATAAACATGGCTAGAACTACAATCCCTGCAGTAAAAACACTTTTTGAGACTGGAGATCGTCCTACTCAGAGTGATTACGAGGCATTAATTGACACGTCTACAGCTCAGGCAACTGACCTTGGAACATTTGGCAATAATGAAAATACGATTACAGGCATTGAGAGCTCAACAATTGTTGATAGCTTTGATGCAACTGCATGGAGAATGATCAAGTATCTTGTTTCAATTTCCAAGGTAACAAATGGAGATAACAAGTTCTATGCAACAGAGTTGACCGTTCTTTGCGATGCTGACGATATCAGCGTCACAGAATACGGAACAATTGACAATGATGGGAATATGGGCACCGTTAGCGTCTCTCGCACTGGGAATACAGTCAGTTTGGTTGTAACTCCAGATGCAATAATTCGACCAGTTACTGTACGTTTTGCACGTATGGGACTTAAGGCGTAATATACAAGGAGATAAAACATGGCAACAGTCACTAAAGACTTTAAGGTTAAGAGTGGTCTGATTGTTGAAGGTGCTACAGCTACCGTCAATAACCACGACATTCTAACCAAGAAGCAAGATGACCAAGATTACATTGTCAACCTTATTGGTGGTACAGCAACCTCAGCAAATACTCCAAATACCGTTGTAAAGCGTGACGGAAATGGAGACTTTTCAGCAGGAACTGTAACAGCAGATTTGGTTGGTGACGTAACTGGTAACGTAGTAGGAAACGTAACTGGTGATGTAACTGGTACAGTTTCAAGCTTGGCAAATCACGATACAGATGATCTTGCAGAGGGTGCAAACCTTTACTTCACAGCACAGAGGGCAGTAACTGCTAACACTGGTCTTTGGGATAACGTAGGTTCTGCAGATGCAGCTCAGACAGCAGCACAGGGATATGCAGATGGCGTAGCTCTTACTGCAGAAAACAATGCAAAGACATATGCAGACGGTTTAGCCGTTAACTATGACGCAGCAGGAGCTGCAGCAGCTGCACTTACAAGTGCAAACACTTACACAGATACAGCTGTCGCAAGCCTAGTTGATTCAGCACCTGCAATGCTTGATACTCTTAATGAGTTGGCAGCTGCAATTGCTGATAATCCAAACTATGCAACAGATGTAACAAACCTTATTGCAACAAAGGCAGACACAACATATGTAGACTCTCAGGATTCTGCAACTTTGACATCTGCTAATAGCTATGCTGATGGACTTGCAGTCAACTATGACGTAGCAGGTGCAGCAAGCACAGCTCAGACCAATGCAGAGGCATATGCTTCTAACTTGGTCGGACAGGAGGTGATTGACCGTGACGCTGCAATTTCAACTGCTATCAATGCACTTGATACAGACGATATTGAAGAGGGCACAGTCAATCTATATTTCACAAATCAGAGAGCTATTGATGCCGTAGGTGGAACCATTGGTGACGCTATAGACTTGCTGACAACAGACGACATTGAAGAGGGAACCTCCAACCTCTACTTTACAGATGCTCGTGCTGTGTCAGCTCTTGAGGCAGTAGTTCCAAACTTCACAGAGATTGATATCAACTCTGTAGCAACACAGGTTGCAGCTACTCAAACAGTAGCTACTGCAAGCCAGGTAGTTGCACACCAGTTTGCGAACACAACACACCGCTCAGCTGAATACACAGTTAAGGTAGCCTATGGAACTCACACAGAGCTTTCAAAGGTAATGATTACACTTGACTCAGCAGACAACGTAGCAATTACTGAGTATGCAATTGTTGGAACTAACGGTTCTGCATCAACAATTTCTGCAGATGTAAATGCTGGTAATGTAAGATTGCTTGTTACAACAGCTAACAATAACTCTATCGTTACCGTAGTAGGAACACTTATCGCTTAAGATAATTAAAAGGAGTATGTAGATGGCAACAGTAAACAAGGATTTCAAGGTAAAGAATGGAATCCAAGTAGCAGGTAGTGGTGTCTTTGGTGGCCCAATAGTTGCTGCTGATCCAACTGATGATACGCACGTTGTTACACGTGGATATCTAAATGCACAGGCTGGTGGCGTTACTGTTGCTTCTACTGCTCCTGAATCACCAACAGCTGGAAAGCTATGGTTTGACACTGTAACAAAAAGAATTAACGTCTATGACGCAACAGATGGATGGCTAACAGTAGCTAATGTTGATGATACTCTAAATGTTCCTCAACACATTCATGATACGTCAGTTGGCGGTACTGGATTGGTCACAACAACATTCCGTGAGGGTGGCTCAATCCCAGCAAGCCCTATGTCTAGTGGAATTGATGGCGGTAGCCCATCATCAACAGAGTTTACTCTCATATTTGATGGTGGATCAGTTACTGACAATTTTAACTAAATAATAGGATATAATATAAGTATTTGGTAGTAACGTCTACCATACAAGAGGAGCAAATAAATATGGCAACAAGAATGCAGCAACGCAGAGGAACTGCAGCACAGTGGACCTCAGCTAACCCTGTCCTAGCAGCAGGTGAAATTGGATTTGAAACTGATACCAACAAGTTCAAGATTGGTGACGGAACTACTAACTGGGCATCGCTCAAGTACTTCATGAACCTTGATGAGCTTGATATTGATGTTGACGGTTTTGTAAAGGATGAAGAGAAGGGAGCTGCAAATGGTGTTGCCACACTTGACAGCTCAGCACAGGTTCCAGTTACTCAGTTGGCTAACCTAATTCAAAATGCTCCTAATACTCTTGACACCCTTAATGAGATTGCTTCGGCTATTACTGATGCAAATGGTATTGTAAATACTGCAATTGAGACAGCGATTGATGCTGAGGTTATTGCTAGAAATACGGCAATCACAACTGCAAATGATACTATTAGCACAAGAATCGATGGTGTTGATACAAGAATTGACGGTATCGACACAAGAATCGATGGCGTTGATGCAACAATCCTTGCACTAACAACAGACGCAGTCCCTGAAACTGTAAATAATGAATACTTTACAATTGAGAAGGCACAGGATGCAGTAGCATCGATGATTTCTGGTGATGCAGGAGTCGTAGCAACATATGATGACACAGCTAATTCTCTAGTTATCTCTGTAGATGCTACAATTGCCACTACAACTGGCGTATCTACAGCCATCTCTGACCACAATTCAGATACAACAAACGTACATGGAATTGCTGACACATCAGTTCTAGCAACAGCTACTGACGTAGCAGATGCAGTATCTGCACATAACACTGACACAACAGGTGTACATGGAATTGCTGATACAGCAGAGCTAGAGACACAAACTGGTGCCCAAGCAAAGGCAGACAATGCACTTGCAGCAGCAGAAACTTCAGCAGCAGGACTTTACGCTACTAAGGTTGCACCAACAATTACTGGAAATGCAACAGTTGAGAACATTACAGTAACTGGAGACCTTGTAGTTCAGGGTACAACAACAACAGTTGCTGCAACTAATCTAGAAGTTACAGACTCTTTGATTTATCTTGCTGCAGAGCAGTTCAATACAGATACATTGGATATCGGTATCTTTGGTGCATACGGTGATGCACAGGCAGGACACTTCCACACAGGTATTGTCCGTGATGCAACAGATGGAAAGTGGAAGCTTATCTCTGGTGCCGATGAGCCAACAGACAGCCACGTAGACTTTTCTACTGGAACATATGATACTCTTAAGCTTGGTGCAGTCGAATTTGCAGACGGTACTCAGGCTAAGCAGGGTGTTCCGTCAATAACAACAATTCTACAAAAGACAGCATCATATACACTTTCAGATCTAGCAGAGCGTGACTCTTTGATCGAAGTTGGATCGTCTTCAGCAACTACTCTAACAATTCCTGCAGACGCAGACGTAAACTATCCAGTAGGAACTACTCTAGATATTTTACAGACATCAACTGGACAGGTTACAATTGCTGGTGCAAATGGAGTTACTGTAAATGCAACACCAGGCCTAAAGCTTAGAACCCAGTGGTCATCTGCAACTCTTATGAAGAGAGCAGCAAACACATGGGTAGTTTATGGCGACCTATCAGCTTAATAGAAAACGAGGAATAAGATATGGCAGCAGGTAAAAGAGCAGGTAGACATGCTCAGCAGTCTAATGATTTTCTACAGCCACTAGCACCAATTAATATTGTTGCTACTGATGTCGGAACAAATAGGGCATATGATAATGGTGCTGCCTCTGTAGCATTTGGATTGCCTGCTAATTCTCCAGCTGCTACTTCTTATACTGTCACAGCATCAACTGGTCAGACAGCTACTGGATCGTCTTCACCTATTGTGGTCGCTGGTATTGCTACAGGTGCAACTCCAACATTTACTGTAACTGCAACAAACAGCTATGGGACATCTAGTGCCTCTGATGCATCATCTGCAATTACAATCACAACTGTTCCAGCTGCACCAACTGGAGTAAGTGCATCTTCTCCATCTGGAGCAAACTATGATACAGTTACTTGGACTGCACCAGCAAATGGTGGTAAAGCAATTAGCAATTACTACGTTACGTCTGATGACGGTAAGACAGCCAATACCTCTTCTACTTCTGTAAATATTACTCAGGAGCAAGGTACAGCTCAAACATATACAGTTTATGCAGACAATGCTAACGGTAGATCTGCAGCATCTGCTGCATCTGGAAGCGTAACAACATTCTCATTCGTGCCATTCTCAGTATTTAGCTTCTTTGGGGTATTTAGCTTCTTTGGAGTGTTTGGGTTCGTGCCAACCTTTGGAGTATTCGGATTCGTGCCATTCTCAGTATTTGGTTTCTTTGGTGTGTTTGGATTCGTACCATCATTTGGTGTATTTGGATTCACCCCCTCATTCTCAGTATTCGGCTTTAGATAACCACAGATACCCCTGCTATGGTGTATAATATATACATACATAGAACGGAGTATGAGGATGTATAAGGACCAAACTCCCCTACGAAGCATTAGCAAAACAACGCAGGGGCACAAATTTTTTGAACGCTATCTTGATAATGATCTAGATGTTTTAGCAAAAGAGCTACAGGCTAGATATGAGCTTATTGAACAGGCTAAGATTCCAGGGGTAACCCCAGTAAGCCCGTTTGAGGCATGGAAAGATTCTAACAGTATTTCAACAATGAAGTGGAGACAATATAATGTCTTCCAATTCCACATTGATGGAATCTATGAGCTATACAAGGCCGTTGGCGATATGGTTAGAGAAGCCTGTGACCACTACGAGCTTGATTTTGATGAGCAAAAGTTTATGATTCAGGGATGGTTTAATATAAACCACTCTGGTAACGGAAAGCTTAACTGGCATGAGCATGGTGGTCCTGGAGCACCAGATTTCCACGGGTATTATTCAGTTGCAGCAGAGCCTTCTTCAACACACTACATTGTTTTTGATAATGAGGTTGAGAATATCAATAAGAATAATCGTGCCATCCTGTCTGAGATGGGTCACCCACACGCAATGGGAGACTGGGACTGGGATGGACCAAGAATCACGGTTGCATATGACGTAACTCCACTGGAGTACTTGAAGCGTGGAGGACACTCTCAAGAGCAGCACTGGATCCCATTGAGATGATCGCTATGACAAAGCCACCACAGAAGTTTTTTGAAAGATATGTCGATGTGACACAAGAAGAGTTGGACAGTCTTTATGATTTTTGTGTTGCTCGTGAAAAGGACATGCTAGATGGAAAGTTCCCAGGCATAGAGGCAGATGAGGCAAAATCATACCACGAAAAGGGTGGTATGATGACTAGAACTCTTAGCAAGTATAATGTATTTCAATTACATCATCCAGTCATCAGAAAGCTTCTTGGCTCTGTAAGAGATATGACAAAAGAAGCATGTCAGTATTATGGCAAAGACTTTGAGTCAGAGGCATATTACATTCAGGGATGGATAAACATAGAGCCAGCTGACTATGGAGATGAAGATTTTTATGCCCAGACTATGATTGAGCCAAACCTTCATGAACATTGTGGTGGCCTTGGGATGCCTGACCTACACGGATACTTTTCAGTATTTGCAGAGCCATCTGTAACTCATTACAGAATTGATAAGGTAACTCCATTTGAAAATGTTAATAAAAACTTCAGAGCTGTTTTGTCAGAAACTGGACACCCACACACACGTGGATGGTGGGGTAACAAAGAAAAGCGTAGAATAACCATTGCATACGATACTAGAAGTATTCATGATATTTCAAACGGAGAAGCTGGATTGGAGCAACATTGGATACCGCTAGTGTAGTAAAAGATCACAAATTTTTTGTCAGAGATCTGTCCATAGACCTTGAAAAACTAAAGGCTTGGACAATTGATCTTGACGATAGTATTAGATCTGGTAAGCTTGAGATAGGTGCTAGCAAAGAGATGCTAGATGTCTATCGTAACAGAACTTCTGGTGCTGGGACAGCTTTGCTCTCTCACTATAATATTTTTGAGATGAACAATCCAGACCTGAATGTTCTTAAGAATGCAATCAACAATGCTTTGCTAGAGGCATGCGACTACTATGGCATAGACTATGACTCAGAAGAATGGTACCTGCACGGATGGTACAATAGAAATGATCAAGACGGCATGTGGGATGTATCACCTATTGACAATGAAGATAAGTGGCATGAGCACATGAATGGTGTTGGGGCTCCAGTATTCCACGGTTACTACTGTGTAAATGCAGAGCCATCTGTAACAGTCTATAAAATATTTAAAAATCCAGAAAATATAAAAGTGAATGTCAATAAAAACAATAGGATGATTCTTTCTGAAGTCGGACACCCACATGGAATGGGTAACTGGAGAGTTAGCGATCAAAGAATTACACTGGCATACGATGTAGCACCAAGAGCTTATATTGGTGATGAAGATGCAGAGACCTGGACAAGGCTAAACTAATGAAAAACTGGCTTGTTAGAATAAAGTGTTTTATACTAGGACACAAAGTTATTGTTGGCAATAAATGTCCAGTAACTGGTATTGTGAGGCTTGACTGTGAGTCATGTGGTGTATCTAACATGCCAAAGCATACAGACAAAGAGGGGATGTTTAGATGAATAAGACTGATGACATTAAATACATCAAAGGGTTTATGCCAAAGGATGTAGTAGATACCATCTTTGAGTATGCAAAGAAGTATGACTTAGAGTTCGATGAGTTTGGAAATCACGAAAAAGAATTCACTGTAAATGTATTCAAGAGATCTGATGAAGAGACAATGCATGTTAAGAATCTTGTAACTGAGTGGGGACTAAAGGTCTATGAGTTTGTTCTGGATACGTATGGTGGAGATTTTAAGTCATATGACCCAAACATGTCCCATATTGCTAGGTTTGAGCCAGGGTGGGGAATGCATGAGCATTTTGATGCAAGCAAGCCAAATGATATTGCTACATTAATTTATATTAATAATAATTACTCTGGTGGAGACATATACTTCCCAGAATATGGTATTTCGCATAAACCAGAGCCAGGAGACCTGCTAACTTTTCCAGACAATCCAGATTATGTGCATGGGGTAAGAGCAATATCTGATGGAATTCGTTACACAACTCCACGCTGGTTTACACGTATAGTATGATAAAATAGATGTACAATGACAACATCTCTTGGGCTCTATACATCTAAAATTCTAAAGGAACATCCTCTGGGGCTTTGGCCACTCCAAGATAAGTGCGACTACCTATCCATTATGTCTGACTCTCAAAAAGACATGTCTTCTTGGTCTGTTATCAATGGAACAGTTTCTGCTACGTCAACTTTAACAACCCCAATCCCATCAGCACAAGTTTTTAAGGTAAATACAGCAAATGTTGGTCAGACAAATGTTGCAATTGTTAAATTGGTTAGCGATGTCATTGGAGACTTTACGCAGCTAAATGAGTATCTTTCTACTTTTACACTTTCTACATTTCTTTATTCATCAACAGACAACATATTGTCAGCAAGCATTGGGCTAACATACGTAGATCCAACATACGGAGATTTTAGGGTATTCAAGAGATTCCCACTTAGTGTTGCTGGAAAGTGGTTATTCCTATCTGAGACCTTCGATAGACCATATGACCTAACATCAGAATATAGGCTATTTATAGAGATTGAGTTTCTGTCAAATAAAACTACAGACCCAATATTCTTCTTGATAAATGGACTTTCCTTGGGGCAGTGGTCAGAAGAGTTTCATTCAACTTCTCAGGGAGTTGTTCCAGAGCAAATAGTTGAAAAAATTGCTGGTATTGCATCTGGCACATCTGCAGTAAAGCTTTTGGCATCGGCAGAGTCTACAAAAGATGGATACGCCCTTGTTGATAACAATCAGCTAAAAGCAAGAAATGCTGGTATGCCATTGGTTTTTGGTTCAGACTCATCTTTAACTGTTTATGCAAATGGCACAAAGCCATCAGTTCTAATTCCTGGACTAGGATTCTTGAATGAAATTGGCAAAAACAAAAACTATACTCTTGAAACATGGCTAAGAATTAATCCATCATCTTATGAAGATACAAGAATTATTGGCCCAATCTCATCTTCAGATGGTCTATATGTTAATGGTCCATTCTTGAAACTAAAGATTGGCGATCTATCGTGCTCTCATTATGTATCAGAATGGTACAGACCAATGCTTATCCACATAGCAATATCTTCAGATAGAATAATAATGCTTCTAAATGGTGAGCAGGTCGGTGAAATTATTGTAGATAGGTCTCAGCTAGATCTGCCAGCATTTTCTGTAGACGGTTTTGAACAGGACTGGATTGGGATATACTCTGATGACTCTATTGACATGTTTGAACTTGGTCCAGTCTCCATCTATACTTATGCGATCTCTAATGTAATTGCTAAAAGAAGATGGGTCTTTGGTCAGGGCGTAGAAAATCCAGAAGCACTTAATGTTGCATATGGCGGAAAAAACATTTTCTTTGACTATCAGTTTGCAAAGTATTCATCAAACTACTCTTTCCCAAAAATTGGTCCATGGTCTAGCGGACTAACAAATAATCTTGCTACCGATACAGACTATCTAAAGTTACCATCCTTAAAAAAGATGTCTATTGTTTCTCCAGGGCTAAGCGAAAGCCAGTTACTTATAAACAATAAATCTTTGCAGAATGAAGATGATAAGTTCTTGGTATTTCCAGAAAATACATATGGTTATTTTGATAACCTTAATGTTTTAAAAGAGGGGCTTGAGTCTTTTTATGCAACCTTTAAATCAAAAGCCCCAGTACAAAAAGACGAGACCCTAATTGAGATTAGAGACAAATCAACTGGCGATTATTTTTCAATTGTTCTTAAAGAAACTGGAATAGACTACACCCTAAAGTTCCTTGGAGAGACAAAAGTAATTGCAGAAACACAGCAATACTATCCAGGAGAAAAATTTTCTGTAGGATTACACATACCAAGATTTGTAAGTTACTTTGGTAATGGAATATCTGCATTTTTTAGCAAGGCAGAATCACTATCACTCTATATTGGTGGTACTGGCAGCTCAGATTCTTTCTCTGGAAACATTTACTCAGTTGCATTCAATAATCAGTTTGCAACAAATATGATTTCTGACTACTTTGCTCCAACTGGTATTGTTTGGGACGCAGATCTTGTTGAGGAGTTTCTACAAGATGCTGATGCAGGACTGTATAGTACAACATTTTGGGAGTACGTTCTTGATGGAGGAAGTGTAGCTGAGTATGCTGGCCAGGGACTTGTAGATAACAATAACGCAAGCTACACCATTAAAGTTTATGAAAACAGTAAGTCTATGTATTTAGATTCTAAAATTAATGGATCTTGGACATCAGCAATACCACTTTCATATTTTGGAAAATATGTTAAGAGGGCAAATGGATCTGGATACTACGATCTAGACTTTATCCAGTTTAACATAGGATATCCGTCCCCAGGAAAGTCGGTAGCAGTTACTGAGCAAGACCAGTCTTGGACATATCAAGACCTAGAGCTAAAGTTTGCAAATCCATCACAAAAAGAGTATAGCGATTTGGATAATCATCTATATACTGGCTACAATGACTATAACGACCTAAGATATAATACTAGACAAACCTACAAGTTTGATACATCAAAATCTATAGTAAGAAGCTACATCTATTTCAAGGACATTTCAGACGGAACAAGAGATAGCTCATACTACACTAATACAGTATCAGCTCCCACAGATGGCATTATAACTCCTGGTAGCGAATGGGTTAACACAAAGTACGAAGTTGTTGATAACATGATTATCTATCCACCTAGTGATGTAGACTTTACAAAAATCTCTATGTTTGTAGAACTAAAGATATCTGCTGACAAGGTATCCGAAAAGCCACTTGCAATAGGCAGCTTAGAACTATCATCAATCTGCTTAAATGATGAAGAGCAGACTCCGATTGGAACTAGGTACGGCACAGATGTTTATCCATTTACAGAAAATGGTTTTTATTATGACTACAAGTCAAAAAATCCATTTAGCATATATAAGGGTAGCACCCCATATCTATACTTAACAAAGACTAGCGGAATAAAATTGCGTGGGCTCTTTAACGGCAAGAATGTCCGTGGAATTGAGATTCCAGTTAATAAAGAAAAAACAAACAATCACAAAATGATTGCTATGCAAATGTTTACAATGTTTGATGGAGACTTTTTCCCATATAGCCCTACAGAAGTATTTGAGATTATATCTAACACGTCACACCTAAAGTTCTATATAGAAGCAACCCACCCAGATGGTCTTAGAGCTAAGCTTTACGCCATTAATGATAAAACTGGCCAGCTTGAGAATGGAATTGGATATTATGTTAATGGAAAAATCGTAAAAGAACCAATTTTGACAATTAAGCAGTGGGCATCGATCGGAATTGGTTTGTCAAATTACCTTGATTTTGCAATCAATGGTGGGTCTATTAGGATCACTGGCCCACTCTTGGTGAATAACATATCACACTATAACTCTGTAAGACTTCAGCAGGTCCAGTCTGTATCTGTTAGGCCATGGTTCCTTGTGAGAGAGTCTGGACGCATCAAGTTTGACTGGAGAGCCTGGGAAGGTGTCTTTAAGTGGTTTGAGGTTCTAGTACTTTCCTCACGTAACTTCTATGGTGTTGACCCAGCAGACATATACAATGCATATGTTGGCACTACAAGATTGATTGTAGACGATAAATCTATTTTAAGACTACTTAGAACAAGATACAGGACTATTTCAGACTCATCGTCGCAAGTTTTTACAGTTAATGCTGTTTAGTATGGTATAATAGTGGTTATGAAAAAGCAAAAACCACGTTTTCCTGGTCAGGTTGGAGAAACTAAGGTTCAGGTAATTGAAGAAAACTTCTCTCTATTTGGTACCTATGTATGGACAAAGCCAAATGGCAAAGCATTTACAGATGGTCAAGGAAATGCCCTTTCTATTGAAGGCCTTAAAGATGACAAGGCAAAAATTAAAGAATTAGCTGATGCAGCAAAGTATTGGGGGCAGCCAGAAGGACGTGCCGTATTCTACCCAAACATGAGAAAGATCTCAGACGAAGAATACTCTGAGCAAGTAGACAGAATGAACAATGGCCTAATCCCATCTATGAATGACCTTGGTGCAGTTATTGCTGCAAAGAAAACTCTAGAACTTTATGGAGACGAATAATGTCAGACGAAATTCTTTACATTAATGCTTCGCTACCAGATGAGTCACCAGAGGTGGATGCATTTAAGGCACAAGACCCATTTTCAAAGTCTTGGGAAGACCTAAAGCTATTTAATGGCTTGGAAAAGAATTTTAAGCGTCGTTCAGACAGACTGTCTAAGGCAGCAGATCCACTTCTAGAAAGCAGAGTCGTCAATACTGGTGTTGATGTTACATCTTTGGGATATCAAGATTCAGCTTTGGCTATTAAAGCTGGTAAAGATGGTGCACGGTCAAAGGAGATTAATCCTGGATCAGTGTTTAGGAATGGTTATGGAATCTTTGACGTAATCACACCACCATGGAACTTGTACGAGTTGGCAAACTACTATGACACATCTTTTGCAAACCATGCTGCGATTGATGCAAAGGTAGAAAACATTGTTGGCCTTGGGTACGATTTTGAGGTATCAAAGAGAACAATGATGACACTAGATGCACAGTCAAATGAGAGTGCTCTAGAAAAAGCAAAAAAGCGTATTGAAAGAATGAAGGTAGAGCTTCGTGATTGGCTGGAAGGCCTAAACTCAGATGAATCATTTACTAACATTATGATGAAGGTAATGACAGACTTCGAAGCTACTGGAAATGGGTATCTTGAGATTGGTAGAACTGTAACTGGTGAGATTGGCTACGTTGGCCACATTCCATCTACAACTATGCGTGTCCGTAGAATGCGTGATGGCTATGTACAGATTATTGGACAGAGAGTTGTTTACTTCCGTAACTTTGGTGCAAACAACCCTAATCCAATTACTGCTGATCCACGTCCAAACGAAATTATTCACTTTAAGTCATACTCACCACTAAATACTTTTTACGGTGTTCCAGATATTATTTCTGCGATTGGCTCTCTACATGGAGATCAGCTTGCTTCACAATATAACATCGATTATTTTGGAAACAAGGGTGTTCCAAGATATGTTGTAACTCTAAAGGGTGCAAGGCTATCTGAAGATGCAGAAGACAAGATGTTTAGATTCTTGCAAACAAATCTAAAGGGTAGCCACCACAGAACACTTTACATTCCTCTTCCTGGTGACTCAGATACAAACAAGGTAGAGTTTAAGATGGAGCCAGTTGAGACTGGAACTCAGGAAGCATCTTTCAATGAATACAGAATTCGCAACCGTGACGATATTCTTGTGGCACACCAAGTTCCACTTTCTAAGATTGGTGGAGGAGACTCCGCTGCAATTGCTGCTGCCCTTGCACAAGATCGCACATTCAAGGAGCAGGTGGCTCGTCCTAGACAAGATGCAATTCAAAAGATGATCAACAAAATGATCAAGGAAAAAACAGATATTCTTGAATTCAAGTTCAATGAGCTAACCCTCACCGATGAGATTGCACAGTCACAAATCCTTGAAAGATATGTCAAGAACATGATTATTGTTCCAGATGAGGCACGTGACATTTTGGGTATGGGCCCAAGACCTGATGGAGATGGAAATAAGCCACTAGAGCTAAAGCCAAAAGAATCTCCTAACAGCACTGGCAACGATGCACGAGATGCCGAAAGAGCAAATAACGCATCTGATAGTACAGCCACAGTTGCTGGAAGAAATCCAAAAGGTGAAGGAAGAGCCAGCCAATAATAAAATGTGATATAATAGTACAAAATGTTATAAAAACGTAATATTGCAAAAAAGGGCTCTATAATTATACTACAATGACTATTTCTAAGGCACAGTGGACAACAGACGGAAATGATATCCGTCTCTCAATGCCACTCTCAAAAGTTGATCAGGAAAAGCGTATCGTTTCTGGCTTTGCCACACTTGATAACCTAGACAAGCAGGCAGACATCGTAACCCCAGAAGCAAGCCTTAACGCATTCAAGAGATTCCGTGGAAATATTCGTGAAATGCATCAGCCAATTTCAGTTGGCAAGATGGTTTCATTTAAAGAAGAAAAGTTTTTTGATCCAGAGACAAAGAAAATGTATAACGGCATTTATGTTTCTGCATATGTTTCAAAGGGTGCTCAGGACACTTGGGAGAAAGTCCTTGATGGCACCCTTTCTGGTTTTTCTATCGGCGGTAGAATGAACAAGTGGGACGACGCTTATGACGAGAAGATGGATTCTGCAGTTCGTATCATCAAGGACTATGACCTAACAGAGCTATCACTTGTTGACAACCCAGCTAACCAATTTGCCAATATTCTTTCTGTACAGAAGGCAGATGGTGTTAACGAGATTTCTGGAATTGCTGCAGACACAACTATTGAAAATGTATTCTATGACAAGGAGTCTGGAATTGCAATGCTTTCTGAAGAAGAGACGATGTCTAGTCCAATCTCAGGTGAGCCAATGCAGAATATAGGTTTCGTTGAAAAGAATGACAGCGAAAAATCAGAAATGATAAAATTCTTAGTTGATAGTGCTAAAGGCATTAATCTTGCTAAGATGACAAAGGAGGTAAGTCCTATGACAGAAGAAACAACAGTTGAGGCAGCAGTAGAAAATACTGAAGCAGCAGATGTAGTTGTTGAAAATGCAGAGGTCGCTCCAGAGGCAGAAGTTGTAGCAGATGCTCCAGCAGCAGACGTTGAAAAGTCTGATGTTGTTGAGAAGAGCGACGACAAAGATGAAGATGACAAGCCAGGTACCGAAGTTATGGAAGAGTCAGACGATGCGTCTGGCGAAGAAGATGACAAGGAAGAGGCTAAGAAGTCAGATGATGTAGCAGACATTTCAAAGGCAGTTGCCGAAATGAAGGACTCTGTAACATCAGCCTTTAGCGATCTTGTATCAACAATCAAGTCAATGCAAGAAGAAATTTCTGTATTGACCAAATCACTAGATTCAGTAAAGAGTGAGGTAACTGAATCAAAGAGTGTATTTAACGAGTTTGGAAAGAGAGTAGATGCCGTAGAGGCAGACACAGCTTTCCGCAAGTCTGGCGATATCGGCGATATCGTGCAGGAACAGCCTGAGACACAGGTTGAAAAATCAATATGGGGCGGACGTTTCCTCAAAACTGCCGATCTATTCAGATAAAAAATCACTTAGGAGGTGACAATATGTCGGAAGAAATTAAGAAAAACAATCCAGATGCAGCAGGTGCTGACTCAGGCCTATACAACGGTGAGGGTGCATTTGCATCTGGTTCAACAGCTGGTGCTAACGTTCCAGGTAACTACACTGATGGTGGTGCACTGGGCAACATCCCAACAGCAAACTTCGGAGTAACTACAGGAGCTAACGCAGTAAATCCTTCAGGTGAGGCTGGCAGTGGTATTCTACGCCCTGAGCAGGCACGTCGTTTTATCGACTATGTTTGGGACGCAACTGTTCTTGCTAACGATGGTCGTCGTGTAACAATGAGAGCTAACACCATGGAACTTGAGAAGGTAAACGTTGGTGAGCGTGTAATCCGTGCTGCTGCACAGGCAAACGGTGACTACACAAACACTGGTGCTACATTCTCTAAGGTTGAACTTACTACCAAGAAGATTCGTCTTGACTGGGAAGTTTCAGCTGAGGCTCTAGAAGATGGTATTGAAGGTGGTGCTCTTGAGGATCACCTAGTACGTCTAATGACCAACGCATTCGCCAACGACATTGAGGACCTTGCCATTAACGGTACAGGTTCAGGTAACGATGCATTCTTGTCAATCATGAATGGTTTCGTTAACAAGGTCAAGAATGATGGAGATGCACACGAAGCAGTAGTTACTGTTGCTGACAATGCATGGACTCCAGAAGTTATGCAGAAGATTATCCTTGCTATGCCACGTAAGTACCGTGCACTTAAGAACAACCTTAAGTTCTACGCTGGTACTGACGCATTCCAGGGTATCGTCAAGCACAATGGTACTCTTGCTGATGCAATTGCTGAAGCATTTGCTGGTACTCCAGCAGGTACCCCTGCAAACCGTCAGGCTTACCTAGACGGTGCTGGTCAGACATTCGGTGGTGCTCGCACTACTCGTGTCCTTGGCGTAGATGTTCAGGAAGTTCCATACTACCCAGAAGGCTACGTTGACCTAACATTCCCAGCTAACCGTGTTTGGGGTATGCAGAGAGACATCACTGTAAACCGTGAATACAAGCCAAAGAAGGACACCATTGAATACACAGTATTCGTTCGCTTTGGTATTCAGTGGGAAGAGCAGGACGCTATTGCGTTCGCTGACGCTGCTGCAGATGCATAATCTGTAAACAGTACCTTTTAGGGGGCAGGGGCATCCAAGCTCCTGCCCCTTATCTCATATAATAATGTTATAATATACATAGACATGTAAGGAGGAATTATGTCCGAAGAAATTAAGAATGAAGATGTAGTCCCAGCAACTCTAACAGAGAATGAGCCAGTTATTGCACCAGATGTTGCAGATAAGGCAGCTGAAATCGTTGCTGAGATCGTTGCTGAAGCAAAGATTGAAGAAGCACCAAAGCCAGCGGAAGATGTTATCACAACTAACGCAGCTCCTGCAGCTACAGACAAGCCAGCTCTTGGCCCAGTAGCAGATGGTGTAATTGGTACATCGACAGCTAAGGCAGTCAAGAAGGCTGCACCAAAGCCAAAGGTAGAAGAGAAGAGAGACGACGTTGTCGCAGTCTACTCCTCAAGAAACATTCACTGGGAAGGCGTTGGAAAGCTTGCAAAGGGCTTTAATGTTGTGTCTAAGGATGCAGCAGAAAAGTGGCTAACTAAGTCAGGCATTCGCCTAGCTGATCCAAAAGAAGTAGCCAAGGGATACGGTCTTTAATAATGGAAATATTGAGAGTTCCGTCAAGTGTTATTGCCTATAAGGCAACTGGGCTTACCCCAGGGGCAGAGTATTCGTATACTGTTCTAACCTTGGCGGATCACTCAGTACTTTCTGAAACAGGCACAGCAGATAGCAGTGGTTCGCTATCCATAGTATTGCCATCAAATATTGACGGGGACTATGAAATTACAATTGATGGAGAAACATATGATGTATCTGTAGTGAGACCATATGTAGATCCTAACACTAAGGGAGACACAGCTTCTGAGATACAGGCATATGCAGAGAATGAAGAGATTGCTAGAGCAATCATTGACTCAATTATTGCACCTGGATTTTACTACAAGAAGTATGTACTAGACACGGTCGGAAATGGTTCTGACTACATTCCACTATGGGTGGATGCAAAAAAAGTTTTGAAGGTTTACGAAAATAACGTATGCATATATGATGCAAACGATGCAGCTAACTATCCACGTTCTTTTAAGATAACAGAGGATAAGACTGCTATAGTTGAAAACTATACAGATATGGTAAATAGATCAGAAGGTGCCAATGTTATATTGCCACTAGCTGCATCAGACAATGGTTCGGTAATTTACTTTACTGGTGGCTTTGTTAAGAATGCAGATTATAAGTTTGTGCTAGAAGTTGGCCACAAGAATGTCCCATCTGACATTGTGAGAGCAGCTTCATTATTGATTGACGATCTTGCATGCGGAAAGCTAGAATATTATAAGAGATTCGTTACTGCATATAATACAGATCAATTCAGAATTCAATTTGACAAGTCAAGTTTTGAGGGAACTGGAAACATCATTGTAGACAAAATACTTTCAAAGTATAACAAGTCTATTCTTAAACTTGGAGTGTTATAAATGGTAGTCTGCGAAAAGACAGATTTTGTATTTCCGATGACAGCAGAGGTGTTCTATCCTACTGTTGAGCAAGGTGCCTATGGCAATGTGAAAAAGACTTGGATGCACAATAAAACTGTGGCTTGCTATTTTGCCTCAGCTGCTGGAGCTTCAAAAGAAGAAGTTATTCCAAATGTTAATATCACAAAAGATCTAGTTCTTGTTGGTCGTGTAAAATCAGACATTCGCATTAATTCTCAAGAAGATGGTCAGGCCATTACCAATATTGTGGTTAGTAACATTAAGGATACGCTTGGCAACAGAATCTACGTAGAAACATCTGGCGTACGTGATGGAAAGTCAACAATATTTGAGATAGCTTCACAAGAACCTATCGTTGGACCATTTGGAACTATTGAGTATTATAAGGTTGTCCTCCGCAGATCAGAAAATCAGGGGGCAGACGTATAATGGTTTTAGCAGTAGCCTGGAATGACAGAGAATTCATTAAAGAGATGAATAATCTTGTCTCTTACTCAAAAGGATTTCTTGATGGAGTTCAAAAAGGAAAAAACGCATTTTTGTCTAATCTTGGAAAGATAACGATAGATTCATTAAAGGAATTTGTCGACTCAATGGCCAGAGTAGATAGAGATATGCTTCACCATGTATACGAGTGGAACCAAGTTGGCAATCCTTCAGCTAGATTATTTAATTTAACATATTCTGTTAACGGTGGTGGTCTAACTATCAACTCTACCCTAAGTCAGTCCAAGGTGGCTGCAAACGGCTCAAAAGAGCCATTCTACAACAAGGCAAGGATCATGGAGCTGGGCGTTCCAGTTACAATAAAGCCAAGGAAAAATGTACTTGTATTTGAGTCAAACGGAGAGACTGTGTTTACAAAGAAGCCAGTTGTAATAAACAATCCTGGTGGACAAGAAGTCCAGGGTGGCTTTGAGCAAACAATGGATACATTTTTCAATAGCTACTTTTCCCAGTCGTTCCTTGAGAGCAGTGGCATATCTAAATATTTAAAAACACCAACCCTTTATCACAAGTATTTGTCTCGTGGTGTTCGTGGTGGAGGAAGAGCATCTGGTGTATCAGCAGGGTATAGATGGATTTCAGAAGCAGGAGCTAACAACTAATGGCGATATACTATCCACCAGCGTTTATTAATGCATATTTGGCAGAGAAGGTTCCTGCAGAGCTTGGCTCTGGAAGATTTAGCAATGGACTTATGAAGTTCTTCCCAGCAAGTCCTACAGACATTGAGGCCCTAACTGAGACATTTCCAGATGCATCAGCTAACGTTTTTGCAGTTTATGACAGAATGCTCAAGATGAGACGTACACCATTTCCACACGTGAAGTCAGAGCAACTTCTATACTATTTCTATAAAATGGCTGGAGATCCAGTAGACCTTATCGAAACCACTCAGGTTGTTCAAGACCTACTAGATAGAGAAGATGAGTCAGCTCAAGAGCTAAATGCTTGGATTAAGACCTTGCCAGCTGGAAACCCAATACAGCTTAAAGACGATCAGGGCAAACTAATGTTTGATGAAAACAATATCCCTATTATGAGAGCCACAATATCTATTTCTGGTACAGACTTTTTACCAGTATTTTTCCATAAAATCAGAATTTATCAACTAGAAGAAACAAGGGACCTAATTGATTTTGGCACTGCCAGAACCTATGCAGGTAACAAAATAATTATTGATTACGACTGGCATAAATCGTAATTTATAATAAAAGGGCGGTATACTTATAACGAGGAAACAAACGCCCACTTATCCATAAAATAAGAGGTGAAAAATATGGCATATACACGTGGTACAAGTGCGAACATTATCGTTGGTGCAGCTGCCCTCTTCACATACGAAGACGGTGTGCTTACTGATGCAGATCTTCCAGCATACGCAACAGGTGAATCGTTTGTAGAAACACTACAGACTGGAGCCTCTGCACTAAACAACTGGACATCTGATGATGGATTCCGCAACGTTGGTTATACCAGCAACGGTCTTGAGCTACAGTTCCAACCTGACTTCGGTGAGGTTTCAGTGGACCAGGTTCTTGACGTAGCCAAGCTTTACAAGCAAGGCATGCAGGTAAACATGAATACTACATTTGCTGAAGCTACACTAGAAAATCTTCTATTCGCTCTCGCAAGCAAGGACACCAACCTGACTTCAGGTTCAGGTATCCAGACTCTGAATCTTTCAGCAGGTGAGCTTGGTGAGTGCCCAGTAGAGCGTGGTCTAGTTGCAGTTGGTCCTGGTACAGGAGACTGTGCAGCAAATGAGGAAAGAATCTATGTTGCTTACCGTGCACTCTCAATTGAGAATGTTACAGTAGCAGCAAAGCGTGACGAGGCTACTCAGTTTGAGGTGTCTTTCCGTCTGCTTCCAAATGACTCAGCGTCATACGGTAAGATTGTTGACCGCACATTCTAATAATTTAATATAGAGAAGACTGCCCTGGGAAATATCCTGGGGCAGTTTTATTTTTGCTATAATGTAATAATGGCAACTAGCGTACATAAAACAGCAATGGTAGAGACTATGGATGGGACATCTATCTTAGTTGCCCCACTAAAAATAAAGTATCTTAGAGAGTTTATGGATTCTTTTAACTTTATGAAAGATGCCCCAAATGATTCTATTGCCCTGACGTTCATGTCAGATTGTGTCAGGGTAGCTATGCAACAGTTCTACCCATCTATATCTACAGTATCTCAGGTAGAGGATATGTTTGACCTATCTACTATGCGAACAATCCTACATATTTCTGCTGGTATTAGTGTTGATCCAGAAGAAGAGGATTTGGCAGAGCAGGCAAAGTCAGACAAAGAGGGTAACTCTTGGGAGACTTTCGACCTAGTTGCACTTGAGGCAGAAGTGTTCTCTCTTGGGATATGGAAAGATTTTGATGATCTAGAACAGTCTCTATCTCTACAAGAATTAACCGCTATCCTTGAGGCAAAGAGAGAGCGTGACTACGAAGATAAAAAGTTTGCAGCTGCTTTGCAGGGGGTAGACCTAGATGAGCAATCTGGCAAGAAAAAAGAAGAAGATCCATGGGAAGCAATGAAGGCAAGAGTCTTTAGCGGTGGTAAAGCAAATGACTCAAACGACATATTAGCATATCAGGGACAGAATGCAAACAAGGCTGGATTTGGAATTGGCATGGGCCTAGGCTATGAAGATTTAAGGCAAAAATCTTAATCCTCTATGCTATAATAATATATAACCACAAGATATGTTCATAAGGAGGAACAGTGTCAACAACTACTAATGAAGACAAGAAAATCACTCTTATTGATGGAACAGAGATTTCAATCAGACCGCTAAAGGTTTCTCTATTGCGTCCATTTTTGAAAAAGTTTGAGGGTATCGCAAAGGTAGCAGATAACAACGACAAGTCTATGGACTTGCTAATGGAATGCGTACAAATTGCAATGCAGCAATACAAGCCAGAATTGGCTGAAGATATTAAGGTTCTAGAAGACAACCTAGACCTTCCAACAGTGTACAAGATTATCGAAGAGGCTTCTGGATCGAACCTTGGAGAGGGCCTTGCAGCACTCAAAAACTAGTAGAGGTGCTAATTAATGGCTGATATCCAATCAAATATTCGTGTCAATATAGATACTGCCGAAGCTCTGGCATCTATTAAGGCACTCCAAAGACAGATATCAACCTTCCAGAAGGAGATGGCATCATCTTCGACTGCAAATGCTCTAGCTGCAAAAAATCTACAGAAATCATTAATAGATGATATTAATGCTACTGGAAAGTTTTCTGCAAGCCTAAAGACAATTAGCTCTACTACAGACACATTTACAAAAGCACTTGAGAAGAATAAGCTCTCGCTTGGGCAGTATTTCAAATATGGAATGGCTTCAAGCAAGAGCTTTTCTCGTATGTTCCAAAACGAGTTTGACACAGTTAATAAGGTTGCTCGTGAAAGAGTAAAGGATCTTCAAACACAATATATCTCTCTTGGTAGAGATGCAAGCGGTGCACTAAAGTCTATTGCTGTTAGACCACTAGCACTTGACATGGAAGACCTTGGAACCAAAGCACAAATCGCTGCACAGCGTACACAAATTTTTAATCAGATTCTTAAGCAAGGATCTACAAACCTTCTAAACTTTGGTAAGAATACCCAGTGGGCTGGTCGCCAGCTTATGGTTGGTTTTACCATTCCGCTATCTATTTTTGGAACTGCAGCTGCACAAGAGTTTAAGAAGGTTGAAGAGGCTTCGATTAAGTTTAGAAGAGTATACGGCGATGCCTTTACTCCAGTAGAGCAAACTAACGCCATGCTTGACCAGATTAAAGAGCTTGGAATTGAGCTAACTAAGTATGGAATTAGCCTTGACCAAACTCTAGGTCTGGCAGCAGATGCAGCAGCAATGGGTAACACTGGACAAAAGCTTATTGCTCAGGTAGAACAGTCAACAAAGCTTGCAGTTCTTGGACAGACAGCAACCCAAGATGCATTGGCTACCACCATCTCTCTTACTGACGCTTTTGGATATTCAACAAAACAGCTTGCAGACAAAACAAACTTCCTTAACGCTGTAGAAAACCAAACAGTTCTTTCTATTGAGGACTTGACAACTGCAATTCCAAAGGCTGGACCAGTAGTTAAGCAGCTAGGTGGTGACGTAGAGGATCTATCATTCTTCATGACAGCGATGAAGGAAGGTGGAATTAATGCATCAGAAGGTGCTAACGCTCTAAAGTCTGGTTTGGCATCTTTGATTAACCCAACAGAAAAAGCAAGAATGATGCTTCTTGGTATGGGTATCGATATGCGAAAGATTCTTGATACCAACCAGGGAAATGTTTCTGGCGTTGTAGTAGACTTTGCAAAGGCACTTGATCAACTAGATCCGACAACAAGAGCACAGGCAATTGAGCAGCTTTTCGGTAAGTTCCAGTTCTCACGTCTATCTACTCTATTCCAAAACGTAATTGCTGAGGGAACTCAGGCACAGCGTGTTCTAGAGCTAAGCAGTATGACAGCATCAGATCTTGCTGCACTATCTGCAAAAGAGCTTGCAACAGTAGAAGAGTCACCTCTATATAAGTTCCAGGCTGCACTTGAAAAGTTCCAAGCAGCAATGGCACCAGTTGGTGAACAGTTCATGAAGATGGTAACTCCATTTATTGAGTTTGGAACAAAGATTTTGAACATGTTTAATGGCATGACTGATGGTGCAAAGGGATTCATTACCACAATTGTAGGTTTGGCTGGTGTAGTTGCTCCAGTGTTTATTATGGCATTTGGTCTTATCGCTAACGCTCTTGCGAACGGTATGAAGGGGTTCTTGTTCCTAAAGAATGCACTACAGGGAACACTAAAGGAAACTAATGATCTAGGTGAGCAAACTCAGTACATGACATCTGAGCAACTGCAAGCAGCAGCTGTAGCATCATCGCTTGATCAGGTTCATGGAAAACTTGTTCAAACATTTACATCTGAAGCAGGTGCTATTGATAAGCTTCGTACTGCAATGGAGAGAGCAGCACTTGCACAAGCTAAGTTTGGTGGTGTTAGCGTAGCTCGTGGAGCTAAGCCAAAGAACTTTGCAGATGGTGGAATGGTTGTTTCTGGTCCAGGTGGACCAAAGGGAGACAAGATTCCTGCAAACCTTTCTGACGGAGAAGTTGTTCTATCTGCAGAGACAGTACAGGAAAATCCAAATATTGTTGCAGCACTTCTAGCAGGTGGAAAAGTAAAGATTCCAGGATTTAAAAAGGGTGGTGGCCCAGGATCTCCAAAGGGTTCTATATCATTTGGCGACTCCTCTATGGACATTAATGCTTCACAAACAGCAATAGACAGAATTCAGACAATCCTTGACGGTATAACAGATGACTTTATTAAGGTAGATCAAAAGGGTGACGTAATTGAAAAGCTATTTGCTTCTTTGGCAACTATGTCAGAAGAAGGCAAGGTAAGCCTAAAGAAGTTCTTCCAGGCATTTGCAGTAGCAGCAGAGGATGTTAGCGGTCAGAATGTCTCTAATCAAGTAAATAAGTTCTATGCAGAAAACCTTGGCGTAAAGGGTAAGCCAATGAAGTATTCTGCAACTGGTGTTGGAACTATTCAGCAGCAGGCAGATAAGGCAGGAAGAGCAGACGAGCTTCAGAGAGCAAGAATGCGTCTTGCTGCAGAAGAGTCTCTAGGACTTCCAGGCGGACAATACCAGATTGACAGAGCACACAGATTGCCAGTTGGTGGAGCTGCAAAGTCGTTGCCAGAAGCATGGGACATGAAGGGCGTTAACCCTCAGACACACACTGAAAATCAGATTTCAAATTACTTAGCAGGAGAGCAAAAGGTAAAGGCTTTCTATGACAAGTACATGGCACAGCTAGAAAAGATGCGTACCGAGGGCAAGGTGTCTGAGGACCAATATCTATCTATTAAGAATAAGATTAATTCAAACCTTGCTCTTTCAGAAGTAGAGCTTGCAACCCAAGCAGACGTTCTTGAAGCAATCACTGCAGAAGACAAGAAAACTTGGGAAAGCTCTAAGGCTATGCAGAATGCATACAATGACTCAAAGAGAGCAGTTGCAGGTGCAAGAGTTTCTGGTGGTCTATCTACAAATCCTAATGTTGGTGTAGCAAGTTCTGCAGAAGCAACATCTTTTGCAGCTGGCATTGATGCAGCTAAGGATAAGGTTAGAGCTGCAGGAACAAGAACAGTGCAGAATTTTGCAGATGGCGTTAACGCAGAGTCTGAGTCTGCATCCCCATCAAAGAAGACAAGAAGAGCTGCCAAGAACCTCGTTGACGGAGTTGTTGAGGCAATCAACGAGGGTAAAGATGATGTAAAAGCAGCTGCAGCAAATAACCAAACCGCAAAGGCAGAAGCAAGTAGACAACAGCTTTACGGTGGACAGATGCCAACATCACAAGATAAGTCTATGAGACGAAACCGTGAAAGAAAGTCTACGGTTGGTGCTGCTCTTGAAAAGCAACAACAGAGAAATGTTGCAGCATTTAACCAAAGTGTACAGAAAACTTCAGACTCATTTGCTAAGTTTAATTCTAAAATGATGGCATTCTCTAGCGTACTAGGCTCTGTATCTCTTATTGCTGGAATGTTTGGAAATGACCTTGGTGGTCTTGGTGCAGCTATTACTGGAGTTTCTTCAGTTATGTTTACATTGTCAATGATGTCTAACATGCTTATTAATGCTGAAAGACTTCAGCTTGCAATCAAGGCAGCATCATATGTTGCACAGCAAGCATTTAATACTGGACTGGGCAGATCAGTTGCAGTTGCTCGCATGTTTGTTCTTGGACTACTTGGAACTAACGTGGCTCAGACAGCTGCCACAGCATCAACCACTGGACTTGCAGTTGGTGCAGGTGCAGCAGCACTATCTCTATGGTCTCTAATTTGGCCAATTGCTGCTGTTGTTGCTGCTATCGCAGCACTTGGATTTGGAATTAAGGCACTATTCGATTGGTTTGGAGATCAGAAGGCACAGATTACTGGGCTTGGTGATACTGCTGCTATGGCTGCAGAGAAGGTGGCTGCACTTGGCGAGGCACTTGGAGTTACGGTAACTGATATTGATTTGTCTAATCGTGTTGGAGTTGAATCTGGTACAACTGCAGATCAGCAAACAATGCAGCAAAAGGTTGAGGCATCAACTTATGGATCTGAAGGAAAGAGCTTTACAGAATACTTTGGCGACAACATTACAGCAGTTAAGAATGCTACAAAGGGAGATGCCACAGCTGCACTTGAATCACTAGCTCTTCAGCTAGGAAACTCTGGTTTTGGTCCTGAGACAGTAGATGGAATCATCAGAGCCATTGCATCTGCAGCTGAAAGAAAAGACCTTGACCTAAGTTTTGCTAGTGTTAATCTTGGTCTAGAAACACCAGAAGGTATGGCACAGCTTGACAAGCAAGTTGCATCTGCAGCAAAGACTCTTAATGATATCGCAGGAAAGCAGGGAACACAGCTCACCAACTTAGTTGCTGGTGGTGCATACAACTCAAATGCTGCAGCAAACACCCTGTCTACTGATGAAACAAAGTCTGTAGAGGTTGCTGGTGGACAAATTGGAACATCGCTAAAAGCACTCTCTAATAGCTTTGAAATGGGAACCATTGATGCAACTACACTTATAGACAAAATATCTCAAGTTGGTGCAAGCTTTGATTCCATGACAGATGAGGCTAAAATTATTGCATTGCCACAGATTGCAGAAGCGATGGGAATGACAGAAGCCATTGAAGGTGTAAATAATATCAATGACCAGTTCCTTATCCTAAAGGCAACTGCAGCTGGTGTTACAATTACTGATGATCAGCTAGAAGTTTTGAAAAAGGGTAAAGCTGCAGGTACAAAGTACACAAAGGTACTTCAGACAATTACTGGTGCAATTAATACTGCTGCCGTTGCTACAGAAAATCAGAATAAGGCACAGGAAGCACTTAACGTATCTCTTGCTGTGCAGGAGCAGGCAGATAATGTTCAAAAGAATATTGACACATATAACTCATTACTACAGCTAGAGGGCGTAACCCTTACTACTGCAGAGGCAATTAGGTATGCAAGCAATGCTGCAATTCAAGATGCTATGGCTAAAGTTGAGGCAGCCAAGGGCACTGACCAGTATTCGACTGCATTGAATAATCTTAAGGGTGCACTAAATAACCTAGTAACTGCAGATAGACAATGGGAAAAGATTAACTCAAAGGGTAGTGGTGGACAGAAGTCAGCATATCAGCAAGCAATTGAGGCTCTGAGAAATCAAAGAAAAGAAATTCAGCAAACTGTTAGAGCTTATGGCCTTATGACTAAAGCTAACATTAGTGCAGGTGCTGCATGGAAGTATGCAAATGACGCAACTATTGCTGCTGGTTTGGCTACTGCAAAAACTGCAAAGCAGATTAAGGCAATTACAGATGCAATCAAACTTCTTGAAAGAGAAAACCTAAAGAACGCATTTGGAAACTTTACAAAGGAAAATGCTGCAGCAAAAGAGACACTTAACAGTCAGCTAAAGATGGCAAGTGCATTAGGTGCAGTTGGTGCTTCTGCAGAAGAAGTTGACGCATTGCTTTCAGATGAAAACTTGTCAGCAGGATTTAAGGCAGGAACTGTTAGTGCTAAACAGCTAGAAGATGCCCTTGCAAGAATCCGTGCGAACAAAGAGATTGAAATTAAGATTAAGATGCAGACTGCAGAAGGTATGCAGGAACTATTTGATGATGCATATAGCATGGTGCAGGAATCGTTTGATGCACAAGAAACTCAAATTGATCTTGACTTTAGATTTGGCACAAACCTGAGTGGCAAGAATAAAGACCTAATTAACACTGACAAGATTGATGAAACAATTGAAAATGCTCAAAATCAAATTGCTGACCTTGCCTACCAGGTAGATGACTACGAAGCAGGAATTCAGCAGATTCAGTGGCAAGAAGATGAGATCAACAAGAAGTATGAAGAGCGTAGTAAAGCACTTGATAGAATTCAAAAGGCAAATGACGCTATCACAAGGCAGAATAAAGCTCAGCTAACTATTGCAGATGCTCTGAGCCAGGGTGATATCGCAGCAGCAGCTAAGGCCATTGAGGATGGTAGAGCTCAGCAAGCTGAAGCAGCCATGACATCTCAGAGAGAAGCCCTTGATCTAGCCAAGCAGCAGGAACTTGGAGCACTAGCTGATGCCCAAGGAAGAACTCGCTCCCAGCTTGAGGCATCCATTCTAGATCTTAAGAAGCAAATCTTCAAGATTGAGGAAGATACTCTAGAGCCAGCAACAGAGGCTAGAAGACAAGCAGACCTTAAAAAGCAAGCTGCCATTGATAGTATCAAGGTTCTTGGCTTAAATAAAGATGAGTGGGAAAAGGTAAAGAACAAGGTAGATATGGCTAGAGTAAATAGCGATAAATATCAAAAGGCAATTGGTGCTGCTCTAAAGACCGTAGAAGATTTAGTTAAAAAGTGGGGTGATCTGGACGGTAAGGTTGTAACAACAACACACAAGATTGTTGAGGTAACTGAAAAGGTAGGCTCAACTGGTTCTGGTGGCTCTGGTGGCTCTGGTGGATCTGGTGGATCTACTAATAATAACACCAACTCAAACGCAAATCCAAAACCTGGAGACAAGAAATATGTTGGAAGCATGCTTTTAACATATACCAAGCAACTTGTAAAGGGTACTGGAGTATATAATGGATCTCAATTTGTTCCTGCAAAATATGAATATATTTGGAAGTCTGGTGGTGGAATGGTTCCACAATATTTTGGAAACGGAGGACAGCCAAGGGGTACGGACACAGTCCCTGCCATGCTGACCCCTGGAGAATTCGTAATGCGTAAGAGTGCTGTTAGCAAATATGGCATTGGGACAATGAAGGCAATCAACAATGGAAGCTTTGTTCCAAAGATGTCAGCACCTGGAATCCAATCTCCATCTGGAAGCTCTTTTGTTCCTACGATTGTTAATGAAGGAACATCTGCAACAAATAATAACTCTTCAGTGTATAATTATAACCTAAGCGTAAATGTTGGCTCTTCAAATGCAGGGGCTCAGGACATTGCAAATGCAGTAATGCAGAAGATTAGGTCAGTAGATTCACAAAGAGTAAGAGGAGTTAGACTTTAATGGCAACACAAACGTACATGGATGGTAGAAAGAAATACTCACGTCCTCACGCCATGATGTGGTCAAAACAACCTCCACTAATTATAAATGGCAAGTATGTTCCATACGGTCTTGAGGTGAATGACTATGTAGACACACAGACTGACCTACAATTGAGAGATCAGTTTTTGATTCTTTCTGATGATAATAGACAGCCCCTAGCTTTTAAAACAGACAGAATCCAGACACGTAAGCGTATGGTTAATGGCCAGATGAGGTCATACCACATTGCTGACAAGATAAATCTATCTACATCATGGGATTTACTTCCATCACGTGGATTTGCTACATACCCTAATTTTGATTCTGCAACGGGAGAGCCAAACCAAGCATTAGTAGCTTCTCAAATTATCACTAGCGATGGTGGTGCAGGCGGTGTTGAAATACTTAATTGGTATGAGAATAATCCTGGGTCATTCTGGGTATACCTATCCTATGACAAGTATAATGAATTTGCTAAGGACCAGTTTAGATTTGAAAGACTTGGAGAATATCCACAGGCCATAGAAATGTATATTTCATCATTTGATTACGATGTCATAAAGCGTGGCGGTAGTCATGATCTTTGGAATATATCGGTTTCTCTAGAAGAGGTATAATGTTTGGTAATAAGAATCTTCTTGCTCATATAGAACAGTCGTCTACTATAGCTGTATCATCAGCCATCTTCGCTGAGTGGAATATGAATATACCTCAAAACTTTGCTAAGATTGGTAACTATAGGTATAGACCAACCTCATCATCAATCTATAGCACAATAGTTTCGTCTTATGACAAATATGATTCTGGTAATTTTTATACTGGTGCAACAGATGCTGATATAGTTATCGATGGTGGCGTTGACCAGAATGATCAACCACTAGCATTCACACAGCCAAAGGATCAAGTAAAGCTTTTGTTTTCTTTGGAAGACTGTTTTGGAAAGTTTAGGCCAAGATCTGGAATCAATAAAGCTAAGTATTTTTCAGACAGATACTTCCACTATAGCGACAAGGATATGGCAAAGCGTCCAAGGTACTATATTGCAACAAAGAATGATTCGTTTAAGTATTGGACATCTGATAGAACTGAGGATGGAACTAGAGGAATTTCGTACCCAGTAAAGTCTGGATCCAATACGTCTTATTTTATTGACGATGCAGCACCATTTATTGTGTACTCTGAGAGTGTACCAGCAAACAGAATTGTTGTAAAGATGCAGACTCACATAGGCTCAATTAATAAGGGGCCTTTTGTGTCTCCTTCTGGAACAACACTAGCAGATCCATTTTATGGACAGGAAAATAGCAAGACACCAAATAAGTGGAGAATCCAGTATCTAGACGAGAACGATACTTGGGTTGATGCAGTATCTTTTTTGCCTACTGATACAAGAGCTAATGGGTCGCCAATCATTGGCTCTGATGGCTACGTAGAAGTCTACTATGGAGCAATAATCCCAACAGAGTACTCATCAATATTCAACTATAAGAGAGCTTTCGGATCTGAGCAGATGCTTCCGATAAATCCAGGGGTAGGCTCTGCATATCTAGTCAAGACATCATCATCAGAAGCTGGAACATTCTATGTATATACTTCAACTGGATATAAGTCGTTTGCAGCTAGATATGGTTGGTCACTATCTGATACAGAGGTTCTAGATTTTAGAAATACAATTGACATAACTGAGCCTGCTGACTACTTTGTTGATCAGCTATCTGGTAAAAAGAATTATTCAAAGTACCAGCATATTCGTGGTATACGTGTTGTGATTGATCAGATGAATACACCAAATACTTCTTTTGATCTAATTGAAATGTCACCAAGATTAGTATTAGACTTTACTGCAATGACAGCATCGCTTAATGTTACAAAAAGCATGTCTGATTTGGGAAATGCTGGTATGCCAGTTGGACAGCTTTTGGCATCAGTCGGTAGCATCAATCTTTTTGACTATAATGAAGTATTTAATGAGAATAATAAAAATAGTGTAATAGCTAAGTACCTTGATCAGATTATTAAGTTTATGATTTATGAAAACATTACAGATAATGATGGCAACAAGTATCTTGTTCCAATCAAAACTTTGTATTCTGCAAATAGACCATCTCTATCAGCAGCAACTAGAGAACTATCTATAGAGCTAAGAGACCTAACATTTTGGCTAGAACAGTCGATGGCACCAGAACTATTTATGGTAGACGTTTCTATGAGCGTAGCTGTCTCCACTTTGCTTGACTCTATTGGTTTTTCTAACTACAAATTCTTAAGAATGGCAGATGAAAAGGATCTTATCATCCCATACTTCTATACTAGTAGCGAACAGTCTGTCATGCAAGTATTGCAGGATATAGCAGTATCTGCTCAGGCTGCGATGTTCTTTGATGAAGAAAACAACCTTATCGTTATGTCGAAGGGGTACATGCTCCCAGAGTCAACACTGCCAAGAGAAACAGATATGATTCTTAGTGGAGAAAATACTGATGTTATAGATGCAAACATTCAAGACATATCTATGCAAGAAACTAAGGTGTTCAATAGTGGAACAATAAACTTTCAGGAAAAATATATTCAAAGATCATATGGCTCAATTAAGCAGTCATCGATGATTGATAGAAATAAGACATGGATATATAAGCCAGCATTGTTATGGGAGGCATCTGGTTCCTTGAACACTAAGTCTCAAAATGGACAGCTAACTAGCCAGTCAGCATATTCTCTAGCTGCCATACCACTGAATTCCAAGATACCTGCAACTGTGCCAACAGTTTCTAATGGTGTCATATTAAACAATATCATGGACTTTGGTGAGGGCGTTTACTTTATAACAAGATACAATGGATACTTTTTTGCTAATGGAGAAATCATAAGATTTGACGCTGTAGAGTATAGCATTTCTGGACAGGCAGCACCAGTTTGGATTCAGAGTACACAGGAATACTCAAATTACTTCCAGTCTGTAAAGTTTGGTGGAACAATGTTTCCAACTGGAAGAGTAAGAATATACTGTGAGCCAAAGTATGAAATAGTTAATGGCGTAACTAGATTTAAAGATGGTGCTGTAAATAAGCATGGTCGTGGTCAATTTGGAACCCCAATAGTAGAGCACGAGGCAGGGTTATCTTCTCTGTGGACAAATTCAGATGGATCAAATCCAACTCGTGGATGTAAGATGTCGTTTTCAGATTTACTATCTTTTGATGAAAAAACTGCACAAGAAAAAAGCAAGTCGTTGACAGTCTCTGCTGCAGGTTTAGCTAATTCTACAGTTGCCAATGCTAGCAGAAGTGGAATAATCAGAAACTCACTTAGTGGTAACTACAAGACTGATGCACAAATTAATCAGCTAAAAATTACAGAAGTTGGAACTGTTCAGTCTTCAGCACTAGTGTTTGATGGTCCAACATTCACAACCGATGTAAAGGCAGTAGACCACATAAGCTATGCACCAAAACAACTTGGTCGTCCATACTCTCACTTTGGAACTAGACTAAGAATTATTGGTAGGTCTGAAAATGGAACAAATAAGGTTCAAACACCAACAGGTTCTATGGGATACTACCAGGATGGAAAGATTGGTGGAGCTTCTGGTGGTCTAGCAGTATTGCTAAACTCAGCCACAAATAACGGATATTACTTTGAGGTAATGGCACTGACTGGTGAAAATGCTTCTGGCGAAGAAGATATTGTCCTTAACAATGTTGTTTTTTACAAAATTAAGTCAGACTCTAGTGGTAATGCTGTTCCAGTTCGACTATGGTCTGGAATCGCAAATATCATAGTAGACTCTGGAAATTTTGCTGGGCAGTCAAGAATGAATACTCAGGATAACCCAACAGTTTATGACCTATCTGTAGAGTATGAGGAAGTTGACAAACGTTCAACTAGAAGATTCTATCTATACATTAATAACAAGTGTGTAGCCATTGTTGATGACACAGACCCACTTCCAGCATACCAGGGAATTGCTCCATTTATTAGGGGCACATCAAGAGTAATGTTTGAAAACATTTACGCTCTTTCTAAGAAGTATTCTGTAGATGCTACTGGCAGCCTATCTACACCAATAAATTCTGTATTTGGAGATAGCTCAGTTGACGTGTCAGAGGCAACAAGAAAGTACGCACTGAGTGGTGCTGTACAGAAGACATATCTGTCTGATATAAATGGTCAGCAGGGTCCAGGCTACGACATGTATTTTGAAGAGTTTGGTACAATTATGAGAGAGGCAGCATACTTTAATATTAAGTTTGACAAGGCCTATCCAGCACTAAGTGCAAAGATTTCTCCAACCTTTAACAAGGTTAAGGGGTATACAGTTTCTGGGTTTATGCCAAATGCATATGGTGCAGAATTCCTTGTGTTTAATCATACAGATACTGTAATTAGCCTTGATGAAACAACAGGAAATTATTTAAGAATTCAGGGCGTAACCTTTACGCAGAACTCAGACAGGAAGTTAACGCTTGATGATTACTACAAGCACAACAGTGACTTGTCTAATGTTGACTATGTAATTACAGCTACAAACTCACCTTTTAAAGCAGAAAAGGAATACTTTGACATTAGAGCAAGCCGTGCCACATATGGCACTAACGAGTTTTCAATTGATGCAAAATATATTCAGACAGAAGATGCTGCACGAGATCTTATGGGCTGGGTAATTTCAAAAACCATCAAGCCAAGAAAGGCTATTGGTATGTCCGTCTTTGCAGGTTCAGTCCTTCAGCTAGGAGACATTGTTCAGATATTCTGGACAGATAATGATGGAACTGATCAGCTAGTAAGTAGAGACAAAAAGTTTGTGGTCTACAGCATAGAGTACTCAGTCGAATCTACTGGACCATCATCAATTGTATATGTTAGTGAGGTAATCTAATGGCAGGAAAAGCAAGGCAGACACCAACACCAAGTCCAAGTCCAGGCTCAAAGCCAGTTCCAGTAGCAAAAGGTCTTCCAAGTATTCCATTTTTGAATAAGACAAAAACGACGAATACCGTTCCAAAAATGTTGCAGCCACCCAAACAACCTTCTCCAGATAGGCCAGAAAGAATAGCAAATACTGCAAAAGCAGCTGAACTTGCCAAGGCCAAGGCTGCTGATGCTGCACTTAAAAAATTGACTAGTGGGCAAAAGCTAACTGATGCAGAAAAAAAGATTTTAAATATAAAAACAACTAAGCCTACAGACAACAAGAAGAAGCCAGACCCAAAACCCAAGCCAAAACCTAAACCAAAGCCTAAGCCAAAACCTAAGCCAAATACTTCTGGAACCACCTCAAATGCTAATCCAGATACAAATGTTGATGATGCAGGCCAGGAAGATGTTGGAGTTGGTGCTACTCCAGATGCACCAGAATCAGGCGTAACTGGAGAAAGTGAAACTCCAAAAACATATAAGCCAGCAACGCCAGATTTAATAATTCTACAAGAAGAAGCATTCCCAACAGAAGTTATGACTGATCTTCTTTTTGAAGATATTGGCGGTACAGAAATTCTTAATCTAGCAAGACATGACCTTGTTAGTGGAATAGACATTAAGTATCAACAAATATCAAATTTGGCTAAAATAGAAACCATATATGGTGGAGCCAACTTAATTGCATTGCAAAGTACATCCGAGCAAGTATTTAAAAAATACCCACTAAGCAGGTATACCTTTGTTCCAGAAACAACAGCTGACCCATCTGGATTTAATAGTCCAGTATATCTAGACACTGATGGCAATCTTATAGTAGAGCTTGCAAATCTAGACAATTCATATCAAATAGAGATTGAGTTCCAGTCAGCAGATACTAATGATATAATATATTGAGGTAAAAACCATGATAACCAATAAAGGCCAGCAGCTAATTACAAAGTATATGATAGGACAGGCAGCGTCATATGCTTCTCACATTGCCGTTGGCTGTGGTCCCATGCCATACACTAGTCAGTCATCTGTGTCTCAGGCTGAAATAGCAGAACAAAGACTAAAGCAATCTTTAGATTTTGAGATGTTTCGTGTACCAATAACCTCAAGAGGATATGTCACAGAAGAGTCAGGGTCAGCCTCTATTACTGGGGTTTCAATTGCAGACGGTATTGTGACATACACCACATCAACTAATAATTTTGTGACTGGAGATCGTGTCACAATATCCAGTGTAAATCCATCACAATTTAATATCTCTGATGCGATTATTATTGATTCTTCGCCAACAAGCTTTTCAATTAAAAACTCTGTTACTGGTACTTACATTTCTGGGGGCACAGCAAAGACATACTATACTGACATTGTACTAACTGCAGAGCTGCCAACAGAAGAAAGATATGAGATTACTGAGGTTGGAGTATTCTCAGCACAGTCAAATCCAGATGCAGGCTCATATGACAGTAGAACTATTTACTCATTTTCTCAGAATGAGAACTGGCAATACCATGGCACTAGCATTGAGCCAATCCCAGTAATCTATACACCACTTGATCCAAATCAGGCAAACGTTCTTGAGGGCACATACTTTGTTAATGGCGTGAGCAAGGACTGTAAGGTTTTGCATACAAACGCAGACAATACCTTATTTGCAAATGAAAATAGAATTAGAAGATATGAGACTTGCAGATACCTAAATAACATCATTGCAATTCGTGGAAATACTACAAATCTTTCATATAATTCTACAACAGGCAGGGTAGTCTATAACTCTGGCGATCATATTCACCTAAACAATGTTAAGCTAAACTTTGATAAGAATTCACCATCTGATGAGATTAGGCTTGCTTTCTCAGTAATAAACAAGCGAGGAAGCGTAGAGGAAAACCCATCAGAAGTGAACATCGTTGTTGAATTTGCTATTTCAGACTCAACTACATCTGACTCAGCCAAGCTAGAGGTTCACTTGTCTTCTGCAGATGTTAACTTTTCTAATAACAGATACTTTGTGGTTTCAAAGAAAATTAGTGATCTTGTAACAACGCAAAACTTTTCTTGGAGCCAGGTAACGAATATTAAGGTTTTTGCATCAGCAAAAGATGTAGACTCCAACGTAACTGATCTATTCTATATTTGTCTAGATGCCTTGAGACTTGAAAATACTCAGACAATCAATCCACTGTATGGTCTTTCTGGATACTCTGTAATTAAAACAGATGGGGGAACAACAGTGAAAAAGCTTGAGAACACTACAAACTATATAGAGTTTAGGTTTGGCATAGATATATAATGGCAAACAGAAAAAATAAGGTAGAGAAGCAGTCTCTTCCACTAGTTAACTCTGAGAATAAGTATCTAGTTAGATATAGAGTTGTCCTGGATAAAACAAAACCATCAGATTGGTCAAACATTTACTCTATTCCAGCAAAAGCTGTAGCTCTTGTTAATGGAGTCGTAAGACTAAATGGCGGTGTAATTGACGTTATTTGGGAAAACTCTAACAACCTTACCCAATATGATGTATTTGTTAAGTACCAGGAATCTGCTACGTATCAACACCATGGAAGAACTACTGCTCACAATTATTCGATAATCCCTCAATCTGGCAGCACGATAGCGTATGTCTTGGTTCAGGCAGCATCAACACAAAAGAAACCATCTGCAGTCCTCAAGGTTTTTGAGGGTAATGTCAGTCTGTAGTGGTATAATAGTTTAGGAGATATTATGGCAAACATTGTTAGAACACCAAGTGCAGGTCAGCCAATTGATGCTACCTATTTACTAGAATTGGCTAATGCCATTAACACTTTGGCAAGCAATATTTCAACATCCCCAACAATGAAGCTTACAAGCATCAACACGCCATCAGCTGGAGTCCAAACCGTGAAAACGTCAGAGGCTGCTTTTATTGGGGGCTACGTTGAGGTGTCTAGTGGAAACGTTGCAGCAGGAACTGCTGTCAAGTGGGACTACTCATTCCCATCATACTTTAAGTATCCTCCAGTTGTAACTGCAACACCAATCAGCGTCTCTGGTGCAGATGCAGGAACAGGTGTTAGCGTCATGATCAAGTCTGTTGGTCAGAACCTTGTTAGCGGAACTGTCACATTTTCTGGCAGTGGAAACCTAACTGTTGGACTCAATCTAATTATTATCGGCATACCGAACTAGAATATAAAATGACAAAGAAACAGCATCGCCTTGGGGCAATGTCTCGTGAAGAGTACAACAATGCACCCATTATACCTGGAAGCAAAAAGGTCTACTTTTTGAATGGTGACTTGGTTAGAGTCCATCATCTAAATAGATCTAATGGCATAATGTCTGTTTATAACATTACACAGGATAGAATTGAAAGCTGTCTTATTAGTGATTTTAAGAAAAATCGTGAACGTGCATTTACTGTTGGTGAGACTGCTAGTTTAGTTAATCGTCATAAGAAGTATATGCCATCATTAGTAAGACGTGGAGTTGTTCCACCTGCTACTGGCTCTCAGAAGGGCGGAGCAACTGGCTGGCAGGTAAGGAGTTACTACTCTGAGTCGCAAGTTTTTGAACTTCGTGATATACTAGCTTCATACCACATTGGTGGTCCACGAAAAGATAAGTTAATAACGAATAATATTACCCCAACACGCCAGGAGTTGACAAGGCGTATGGGAGATGGTATACTTACATATACCAAAACAGAAGATGGCAGATTCATTCCAGTGTGGTCTGAATCTATATAGTAAGGAAAACGGGTATGGAAAACGAAAACACTAAAGTTGGTGTAACTCTTGGTTACACTCTAAATCTAGGCAACTTCCAGTCACTAAGGATTGACCTAAACGTAATTGATAATAAGCGTGAGAGCGAAAGCATCAATGAGGCATTTGATCGTGTCTACTCTTTTGTAGAGACCAAGCTTGCCGAAAAGATTACAGAAGCTAAGTCAGAAGTAGAATAATGGCAGAACGCAAAGACCGTATGGCTTTGCTTAGTCGCTACTCAAAGCTTTACACTCAAAGATACGAGCACAAGCCACAGATCAACATCAACGTTGAGCAATGGGCTGCAGACGCTTTAATTGAATCATATGGCATATCAGAATGCTATGATCTTCTGGCACACTATTTTGATGTTGCACAGAATCCAAGTTGGAAATACTTTGCCAACTACGCACAAGATATAATTGATAAAAAAGAACAACTACAAGAAGATATTAAAGAAAGGGCAAAGAGAAGAGAAATGGCAAAGAGGTGGCTAAGTGAGTAATTCAGAATCCAAACTAATCTCTGCTGTTTTGCAAGATAAGCAGATTCACGTATTGCTACAGGCAAACGTTGACAACATTCTCAAGACCCATAAGGATATCTGGAACTTTATTAGGTTATACTTTGAGCAGAATGGATCCACTCCTCCACAATCATTGGTTGTAGAGAAGTTCCGTGACTTTCAGCCTGAGTCTGGGGTAGGTGCAACAAAGCACCATCTAGAAGAGTTGCAGGCAGAGTTTATGACTGATAGCCTAAAGGATATCATTAGAACTGCTGCTGCAGAGGTTCAGGCAGACAAAGGGCTAGATGCTCTTGAGCTACTAATCTCAAAAACATCTGAGCTAAGAAAGAATACTGCAGCAATCCGTGATATTGATGCCACAGATCTTGAGTCTGCAATTGCATACTACGAGAATGTGAAGAAGCAGGCAGAGCTAGGCTTGGCTGGTATTAAGACTGGTTTGCCAGGATTTGACAACTATCTTCCAGCAGGAATTATGCCAGGACAGCTAGGTGTAATGCTTGCGTATCCAGGTATTGGTAAGTCATGGCTATCGCTATATTTTGCGGTACAGGCATGGAAGCAAGGCAAGTCACCAATGATTGTATCGCTTGAAATGAGTGAGACAGAAGTTCGTAACCGTGTATTTGCAATCATGGGGGAAGGTCTTTGGTCACACCGAAAGCTTTCTGCTGGACAAATTGAGATTGATGACCTAAAGATGTGGCACCAGAAGGCACTTCAAGGCAAGCCAGAATTTCATATTATCTCTAATGATTCTGGTGGAGAGGTTACGCCATCCGTATTGCGTGGTAAGATTGACCAGTATAAGCCAGACTTTGTTGTGGTTGACTACCTTCAGCTTATGTCGCCAAACCAAAAGTCAGATAACGAAACTGTGCGTATGAAGAACCTGTCTCGTGAGCTAAAGCTTATGGCTATCTCAGAAGAGGTTCCCATTATTGCTATTTCGTCTGCTACTCCTGACGATGTAACTAAGCTTGATACTGTTCCAACACTTGGACAGACTGCATGGTCACGTCAGATTGCATACGATGCTGACTGGGTCCTTGCTCTTGGTCGTGGAACCAACTCTGACATTATTGAGTGTGTATTCCGTAAAAACCGTAATGGCTTTATGGGAGAGTTCTTGGTTCAGGCAGACTTTGACAAGGGATACTACAAGTACAAGGATTTCGAGGATAACTAATGGCTGCGTATACTCCTGATCAAATTAAGAAGGTACTGATTGGTGCAGGTCTCACTATTGAAAAAGAGATTGACTCTGATTACATTATCTTCTGTCCTTTTCATGCTAACAACAGAACTCCAGCAGGAGAAGTAGACAAGAATACTGGAAAGTTTTTTTGCTTTTCTTGTCACCATGTTGCAGATTTGGTTGAGGTAGTTATGCACACAACAGCACGTAGTTACTTTGAGGCAGCACGTTACATTAAATCAAAAGAAGGATTGTCATCCATTATTGGTGATGTAGAGAAAAAGCTTATCAGCATTCCAGAGTATATTCAGTATGACCAGGTACTAATCAAGAGGCTTAACCAACAAGCACTTGAGTCTCCAAGAGCAATGAGGTATTATGCTGGCAGACTTATAACAGAAGCATCTGTAAAAAAGTTTCAGCTTGGATATTCAGAAAAGCAAGATATGGTTACAATACCAGTGGCTGCACCTGACGGAATGGAGGTTGGCTTTGTTGGTAGATCTATTGAGGGTAAAGACTTTAAGAATACTCCTGGGCTACCAAAGTCAAAAATTTTATTTAACTTGCATAGAGTTAAGACATCTAGCAGAGTTTATGTGGTAGAATCGTCTTTCGATGCTATTCGTTTAGATCAGGTTGGAATTCCAGCTGTTGCTACACTAGGTGCAATGGTATCTACAAAGCAGATAGAGCTTCTTCGTAAGTACTTCAACTCTGTTTTTGTTATTGCAGACAACGATGAGGCAGGAGGTAACATGAGAGACAAGATTATTAAAAGTCTTGGTGCAATGGTTACTACTGTTAAGTTAGACTCTGCCTACAAAGACATTGGGGATATGCAAGACGAAGATATAAAAAGGCTAGATATGTCATTTGACAAATCAATATTGGCCATGCTACAATAATACAACAAACAACAAATAAGGAGAACACCATGGGTGTAATTAAAGGGCTAAAGGATATCAATGCAATTCTTGATAAGCCAAAGTATGAAAGCACAGGAACAAAGGTTCGTTGGGTAAAGCTAGCTGACGGACAGGCTGCAAAGATTCGTTTCGTAGAGGAATTGGATCAGGACTCAGCACACTATGACGAGGCTCGTGGCCTCTCTGTAGTAATTGCACAGCACACCAATCCAAAGGACTACAAGCGTATGGCTGCATGTACCATGGAGACTGAAGGTCGCTGCTTCGCATGTGAGATGGCACGTAAGGAGCCAAAGGCTGGTTGGCGTTCAAAGCTTCGCTTCTACTGCAACGTGCTGGTAGAGGATGGCCTTGAGGCACCATACATTGCAGTTTGGTCACAGGGTGTTACCAAGCAGTCCGCATTCAATACTATTCGTGAGTATGCATTAGAGACTGGCTCAATCTCAAACCTTGAGTGGAAGCTAAAGCGTAATGGTCAGGGAACTGAAACCAACTATACACTTCTTCCTACCAAGCCAGACTCAGAGCCATTCGTATGGGGAGACTACGAATTCCACAACCTTGAGAAGGTCGTTCGTGAGGTTCCATACCCAGAGCAGGAAGCATTCTACTTTGGATTCGACACTCCGTCTGTTACATCAACCAATATTGATTGGTAATTAAGTTTGATTTGGGGGTAACTTCGGTTGCCCCCATCTCATCTTATCTCGTATAAATTATTAAAATAAAAACTAACAAAAAGGAAATCAATGAGTTACGCTGGTCTACATGTCCACACACACTACTCGCTATTTGACGGAATTGCAACACCACAGGAATATGTGGACCGTGCCGTAGAGCTGGGCATGCCAGCAATCGCAATCACTGACCATGGATCTCTATCTGGTCACCGTGAAATGTATCGTGTTGCCAAAGAGGCAGGAATCAAACCAATCCTTGGTATCGAAGGGTACATTACTAAAGACCGCTTTGACCACACAGACAAGAAGGAAAAGAACGACCCTCTTGATCTAAACTACAACCACCTTATTATTATTGCAAAGAATGCTAAGGGTCTACAGAATCTAAATAAGCTTAATGAGATTGCTTGGACAGAAGGTTTTTATAAGAAGCCACGTATTGACTGGGATATTCTAGAGCAGTATAAGGATGGGCTTATCATTACCTCTGGATGTCTATCTGGTGTTCTTGCCAAGGCTATTGAAGCTAATGAGTTCGCATATGCAAAAGAGCACATTCAAAAGTGCAAGACTATTTTTGGCGATGACTACTACATTGAGGTCATGCCACATAACCCTCCAGAGATTAACAAGGCTCTTCTAGACCTTGCAGATGAATTTGGTGTAAAGCCTGTAGTAACTCCAGACTGCCACCACTCTGACCCATCTCAGAAAGAAATTCAGGAGCTCAAGCTAATCCTTAACTCATACTCAAATAAAGTTGAGAAGGGTGCAACCTATGATGGTTCAAAGAAGTATGACAACCTGATGGATCGTCTAGACTACCTTTATGGTGCAGACCGTCAGATGTCATTTAATAAGTTTGAGATTCACTTGCTATCTGATGAAGAAATGCATAACGCCATGAAGGCACAGGGCATTGACCGTGAAGACATGTACGAGGCTACTCGTGAAATTGTTGATAAGGTAGAAGACTATAACATTCAAGACCACCAAGACCTATTGCCTGTGCAATACCAGAATCCCAACAAAGAGCTTAGAGAGCTTGCTTTGGCTGGTCTAAAGGACCGTGGTATTGAGACAGAAGAGTATCTAGCACGTCTAGATGAAGAGCTAGAGGTAATTGAGGCAAAGAACTTTGGTCCATACTTTCTTGTTGTACGCTCAATGATTTCTTGGGCCAAGAAGGAAGGCATCATGGTTGGTCCTGGTCGTGGCTCAGCTGCAGGTTCGCTCCTATGCTATGCTCTTGGCATTACAGACATTGACCCAATTGAGCATGGCCTACTGTTCTTCCGTTTTATTAACCCAGAGCGTAACGACTTCCCAGATATTGATACTGACATCCAGGACTCACGACGTGAAGAAGTGAAAGACTATCTAGTCCGTCAGTATAAGCACGTGGCATCTATTGCAACATTCTTGCAGTTCCGTGGCAAGGGAATGGTTCGTGATATTGCACGTACACTAAATGTGCCACTGGCAGATGTCAACAAGGTTCTAAAGGTTGTTGACGACTGGGACGACTACTGCTCTTCAAAGCAGTCAGCATGGTTCCGTGAGAAGTATCCTGAGATTGAAACTTATGGAGATCTTCTTCGTGGTCGCATTCGTGGTACTGGTATTCACGCTGCAGGTGTTGTAACATCTAAGCAGCCTATCTTTAAGTTTGCACCACTAGAAACTCGGACCTCTCCAGGAAATAAGGAGCGAATCCCAGTTGTGGCGGTAGACATGGAAGAGGCAGAGCGTATTGGTCTAATTAAGATCGATGCACTTGGCCTAAAGACATTGTCTGTACTAAAGGATACTCTAAACATTATTGAGGAGCGTCACGATAAGAAAATTGATCTGTTGTCAATTGATATGGATGATGCCAATGTGTATAGAATGCTATCTGATGGATACACAAAGGGTGTGTTCCAATGTGAAGCAACACCATATACAAATCTTCTAGTAAAGATGGGTGTAAAGAACCTAGCAGAGCTTGCTGCTTCTAATGCTCTAGTTCGTCCAGGTGCTGCAAATACAATTGGTAAAGACTACATTGCACGTAAGCAGGGTAGACAGAATATTGACTATAAGCACCAAGTTATGAAGTCTTTTACTGCAGAGACCTATGGCTGCATCTTGTACCAGGAACAGGTTATGCAGGCTTGTACAGAGCTTGGTGGCATGACAATGGCCGAGGCTGACAAGGTTCGTAAGATCATTGGTAAGAAGAAGGATGCTAAGGAATTTGACCAGTTCAAGGACAAGTTCGTAAAGGGGGCATCAAGATTCCTATCGCCAAACGTTGCTGAAGAGCTTTGGACAGACTTTGAGGCTCACGCAGGCTACTCATTCAATAAGTCTCACGCTGTGGCCTACTCAACGCTTTCATACTGGACAGCATGGCTAAAGTACCACTATCCCCTAGAGTTTATGTACTCAATTCTCAAGAACGAGAAAGATAAGGATGCACGTACTGAGTATCTAATTGAAACAAAGCGTATGGGGATTCCCATCAAGCTTCCACATGTAAACGACTCAGATGCTGACTTCAAGATTGAGGGCAAGGGTATTAGATTTGGACTTACTGGAATTAAGTATATCTCAGATAACATTGCCTCTAAGTATATGGCTGCTCGTCCATTTGGCTCCTACAAGGAGCTAGAAGAGTTTACATTTGGTAAGGGTAATGGTGTTAATAGCCGTGCGTTACAGGCCATGAGGGTTGTTGGTGCTGCTACATTCCAAGACCAGCCAAGAAATGACCAAGAGATTCGTGAGAACCTATACGAGTATCTAAACCTGCCAGAGTTTAATATCTCTGTTCCTCAGCACTATCACGCATTCATTAGTGATGTAGAAGAGTTTGAAGAGAAGGGCTCATTTATTCTCATGGGTATGGTAAAGGAGATTAAGCGTGGTAAAGGTTGGTCACGTGTAGAAATTCTAGATAAGACAGGAAGCGTGGGTATATTTGACGATGAGCAGTCTACAATCGAAACTGGAAAAACATATCTTATTTTGGCTAGCGATAATCGCATTACTGAGGCCATCCAGATTGATGAGATTGGTAAGGTTGATTCGGCACTTGTAAAGTATCTTAACTACAAGCAGTTGCCGTATAAAGATGAAGAAATGTTTGTTGTCTCATTCAAGTCACGCATAACTAAGGCTGGCAAGAAGATGGCAACACTTACTTTAGCAGATGCCTCTAGAGAACTGCACCCTGTGACAGTATTCCCTACTGCATATGCTAAGGCTTATATGAAGATTCAGGAAGGATCTGCATACAAATTTGATTTGGGTAAAACCAAGGATGGAACAATAATTATGGAGGATGCACATGCAATTTGATGATTGGGCAGAAGAGCTACACAAGACTGCCGTAGCTAAAGGCTTTTGGCCAGAAGATGTAGATGATATCTTCATTACAAAGCAGTTAATGATGATTGTGTCAGAAGCTGTAGAGGTCATGGAGGCTATTAGAAAGGATAAGGGAGAAGACCAAATCGCTGATGAAATGGCAGATATCCTTATTAGAACCTTTGATCTATACGCAGGTCTAGTGGAGCATGGATATACCAGAACTTCGCTAGACTATGCTATGGAGAAGAAGACAAGCTTCAATAAGACAAGACCAGAAAAGCACGGGGTAAAGTTCTAATGACAGTAAGTGTAGAAGACGTACTAGCACAGCTTAATCCAAAGCTACGTAAAAACATTATGGTTGGGGATTCAGTTCCAGAAACAGAGTTTCAGCCAACACCAAGCTTTGGTCTTAATAGAGCACTTAATGGTGGATTGCCATATGGTCGTCAGGTATTGATTTGGGGATCCAAGTCATCTGCAAAGTCATCTGTATGTCTACAGACAATTGCTCTTGCACAAAAAGAGGGAAAGATCTGTGCATGGATTGATGCTGAAATGTCATACGACAAGTCATGGGCAGAACGCCTAGGTGTAGATACATCAAAGCTTATCGTATCTCAAGCACGTACAATCAATGACATGGTTGACGTTGGTACTCAGCTGATGAATGCTGGAGTGGACATAATCGTTGTTGACTCTATTACATCTCTGCTGCCTGCAATCTACTTTGAGAAAGACTCTGATGAGCTCAAGCAGCTAGAAAATACTAAGCAGATTGGTGCAGAAGCTAGAGACTTTAGCAATGCAGTAAAGATGCTTAACTATGCAAACAATAAGGTTAAGCCTACGCTACTAATCTTTATTAGTCAGTCTAGAAATAACATTAGTGCTATGTACACTAGCCAGCAACCAACTGGAGGTACATCTGTTAAGTTCTACTCGTCTACTATTATTAAGCTGTTCTCGTCTGAATCAGACAATCAAGCAATTAAGGGGAAGATCCATGTTGGAGATAAATTCATTGAAGAAAAGATTGGTAGAAAAGTTCGCTGGGACCTTCAGTTCTCTAAGACTTCTCCTGCTTTCCAAGGTGGCGAGTATGACTTCTATTTTAGAGGCGATGACGTTGGTGTTGACAGTATTGGTGATCTTGTTGATACAGCAGAACAGCTAGGAATTGTTAATCGAACTGGTGCATGGTATCAGCTAGATGATGGAACAAAAATCCAGGGTAGAGATGCCTTTGTCGCTAGAGTAAAGGAAGACCTAGACCTTCAGGACTCTATTAAGGCTAAGCTAAATGGCTAAGTATACAGTTTACAATGGAAAGTTCCCATGCCACGTTTGTAAGGTAGAGGTAACTTCTTTGCGATCATATCCAGAAACAAAAGAGCTTACGTGGATGTGTAAGGATGGACACATTAGTAGAGTATCTCTAGCAACTAAGAAGAAAAAGGATTATGAGCGAGAGAAGTGAGAGCAAGAGGATAGGTGCTAAGCAGCATAAGAATTCTGGTAGGAATACCAAGAAGGGCGATGCTACTTGGCATAACTTCACTGTTGACTTTAAAGAATATCCAAAAGGATTCACAGTTAACAAGGATAACTGGGCCAAGGCAGTAACTGATGCAATTCGAAACGGCAATGACCCAGCAATATTTGTTGTGCTTGGTGAGGGCAATCAGAAAGTAAGGCTTGCAATCGTTGAGCTAGAGCTTCTAGAGCAGCTTATAGATGATGTATAATAGTAGCATGACACAGCATATTAAAAATCTATTTGATGCAGAAGAGGTTGCCCTCATAGAGCAGATCGTCAATGACGAAAAGTCAAGACGTAAGGTATATGTTTGGGATGAGTTTAGCGGTCAGCAATTTCCGCAGGGAATAATGGATGATTCTGACTACATGGTGCAAAATGTTAGTCTTGGCAAAATTATGTTTAACCTAAGCCTACCAGATTTGATTAAGTCTAAGTTAGTAGATGTTGCTAAGGCTGGTGGTTTCGATGTTAACTACTTTTGTGCTACATATACAGAGTACTCAGCTGACTATGGAAATCCAGTACTCACACCACATAAAGATATGCAAAATTTCTGTCTTATAGACTATCAGCTAGATGCCAACACTTCCTGGCCACTATTTGTTGAGGATGATACGTTTGATCTAGATGTAAATGACGGACTAATGTTTCTCCCATCAAAGATGATGCACGGTAGACCAGATAAGGCATTTACTGATGGGGAATACGTCAAGATGATTTTCTTTGATATGAAGTTGGTGAATGAATGATTTCATTAGATAATTTTATTATAGATAATATATTTAC